ACTGCTTAACTGGTTTCATTTTTGGGTTTATATATCGTTGCCAGACATGGCGTTCAATTTCTATAGAGAAAAACCGTTCCGCGCAGGACAAACATTCTCGCCTGCGTTCCATGTAATAGAAATTAAAATTTTTGTCATAGAACTGTCTAGTTTCTAAGACTTTGGTTTTCTCCTCACACGACGGACAGAGCATTTTGTTTTTTCTTTCTGGCGTACTGGCTGACGGTCGTTCTTTCAACACATGACTTGCAGATCCAGCGGGGTACGCCTCTGGTCTGTTTTATCACGCCGCCGCCTAGTGGTTTGTGCATCTGGCAGCTACCGCAAAACTTACGGTCATACTCGCTCATGATCGTGCCGCATCCCATCCGGCTTCAAATGTCTCGCGCGTAGTTGCGTTATCCAACCAGCCACGGCTCTTCAGGAACTCTTGGTACAAGTCTTCAAAGCTGGGCAGCTCGCGGTTAACCCACTCCATGTTGATGACTTTACCTGTGGCGTCATAGTCTACACGCAGGTTGGTTTCGGGGTTAGGCGCTGTTGGCAACGGGCGCAGGTCCGCCCAATTAATAGTGTAGTGACGAGAACGAATCCAGTTAACGTTATCCATGTTTACTCTCCCGTATTTTCTTAGCAGCATCTGGTAAGCCCATATCATCACAGATCTGGGCGCACCGTTCACGCTCGCCTATAGAGACAATCTCTGAGAATCTGTGCATCCACTGCACCGCAACTTCGTCAGGCGCATACACAAGGTCTTTCTCTTTGGCGACTTGTTTAGCTATCTTCAGAAGTTTCTTATCCATTAAATCAAATTGTCAGCAATAAACTTAACCACCGGTATCAATGCTGCCGTCATTAGCCATACCAGCAGTACAAACAATATCCAATCCAGTATCTTGGCCGAACGTGTGGTGGCCAAATTCTGCGGGTCATGTGTGCCACAAAGAATCAAGTCCTGTACAAACTCATCTTCCGGCGTGGGTTGTTGCTGAGTACCAGGGTTGTAGTACACACCAATCTTGATAGGGGGTTCCTTAATAAATTGTCCGTCACGTAACATTTGAAGCTCCTTCATGAATCATCTGATAACCGTAGTGGTCAGAGAATAAATCGTACACCGTAAGCTCCAGCGGGATAGATTTTGTCATTTGACTATCTATCCGCCAGGCCATCGTGTTAGCGTCTACCAGTTCTCGAAACCGGCTGTGGTGTCCAAAGATCTTTGTGATATCGATACCGCCGTGAACCTCTGGCGCAAGATGCTCGAAAGCAAATAAAGCGGCTTCGTCGTTAGGGGCAAACTTAATACCGATTCTTTCCAGCGCTGGACGCAAGAAAGCAGTCAGCTGCACGTCCTCGTTGTTCAACATGGGTACGGTGTACAGCTTGGGCATGATCCCGTTATGCACCAAAGACTGCATAAACTTCTTACTTCTCAAACTAAATCCACCGTTTTGTACAACTATAGGATCACTAACTGCTATCCATGAGAATTTAGTGAAGAAGTCATCACCCTTGACGCCGGCGTGAGTCAGGCCGCCTATGTAGTCATATCCTAGCCAGTCATCATTCCAGTTGTCCTGCGACAGCGCCCAACTATCGTGTTGAACTATCAGGGCGTAGTCTGTCTCGATGTAGTGGTGCAGGCTGTACATGCAGAAGTTGCTGTAGCCGATATAGTCTAGCGGCGCGGCGATCTGTTTCTGCGGGATGTCTATGGCCAGCAGTTCGTTGGTAATCAGCAGCTTCTTACAGCCAGGAAAGCAGGCAGCAGTCTTCTCCATCGCTGGTATCGCCCGCAGCCCTTCTCCGTTGCCGTAGATAGCAACTACCGTTATCTGGTCATAGCTCATGCTTTCTCCGGGAAGGCGGGCGCAAGCGATCCGTCAAACAGATATGTGCCGACATGCCCTAGCTGCGCCCACGGGGCTGCGTATATCTTCCCGCCGGCCTCACGCCAGATGCGGCAGAAGTGATAGTCCTCCGACAGTAGGTGTTGTGTCTCCGGCTCAATGCTGGTGGTGAAGAACTCCTTAATCTCCTCTGCGCCTAGCTTGCCACTCAAGTCTGTTGCGTTGTTGATGTACGTAGGAACTAGCGGGGATAGCTTCTCGAATACCTCGCGCTTGATTAGCATGAAGCCTGTGCCGCCATTCAGTATCTCGCCTGGCGTACCCACTTCAAACTCTGCGTAGCCAGACCGATCGGCTAGGTTGACTACGTGCGTACCGGAGTAATACTTCAACTGGTCCGCAGGAATGCCAGCCTCAACAGCCTGCCTGACCATATCCCAGTTAATCTCTTTCTTGGGGTAGATGCCGCAGATAACCTCTTTGTCCGCCAGCAACATGGCGATCACGTCATTAGGATTAAACCGGATGTCGGCATCAATAAACATCAGGTGAGTAAAGCCAGACTTCAGAAAGCCGTGAGCAAGAGAGTTGCGCGCGCGGGTAATCAGGCTTTCGTTAAACATAAAGCTAACTGCCATGTCGATCCGGCTCTGCTGGCACAACCCCTGTAGTTGCAGAATAGACTGTGTGTAGTGACCTGCACACTGCCCACCATACATCGGGGTCGCTACGAATAGTTTTGCCATGCTTTTCTCCTATGGTTTTTTAATGCCGATAAAGTAAAGATCTTGCGCTGCTTTGTTGACTAAGAATTTGTAATTAATGAACGCATCCATGTTGCACTTCTCTAGGAAGTCAGATGCTTTCAGGTTCTGGTAATAGTCTCCGCAGAAGGGTGCGTCTTGCGGCGTGGTTCTGGGTGTGCCGTGTTCTGGGCGGCCTGTCGTAGCGCAGGAGAAGAAGACCAGACTCCTAGCCATCCTTGCCATGTTGTCGAACGTGCGCGCCCACTCAGGGTTGTGTTCAAAACATTCGCAGGAACAGACAACATCAAAGCTCTTATCAGGAAAGCTGAGATCTTCTCCACGGGCAACCATGTCAACGTCCTTGCCAGGCGCTAGGTCCACGCCGGTGTAGTCGCAGTCAATAAAGAACTGCCGAATAGATCCGTTGATGTTGAGGCTGCCAATCTCCAGCACCTTCTTGCGGATAAATAGATTGACGTAGTTCTGCTTAACAGATTCCACGAATATCATCTGTGCAGGGTGGCTCATCGTTCTGATATCTCTGAGATAGCTGCGATCATTGAATCTGCGACAGACTCGCCGGCGAACGCAAGATCATTGGCCAGTTTGTGTGTGCGGATAACCCTAGTCACATCCCGCATAGCCTGTGTGTAGCCGGCATTGAAAGGATCTTCTTTGCTGATAATCATCTCAATAGCGTTGCGCACAAGGGTAGATGCCTGCCGGTTCTTAGCGTGTTTACGCAGTTCCAGATAAGTTTCTTCTGGAAGGTTGACCGAGTACGGGATCATTCGTTTGCTAATTTCCATGTCTTAAATTCCTCTTTCATTCCTAGAAGCTTCTCGATGGCCGCTTGGCTTTTGGGAATGTCCGCCCGGCTGTCCACTTTCAGATACTGGTACATCCACTCTGTAGCTGCCTTCTCTGACTGCCCGAATATCTCGCCCGCGTCCTCAAGAAACGCCCAGAACTTAGGGTCACGGCATAACATCCCAGATACCCGCACCATATCCTTGGCCAGCTCCTGCTCGCGGTTCATAGGTCTTTCGTCCTCATTGATCCGCACAAGAACTGCCATGTATCTGGCGCCAACAAAGTCACGCATGATCTCTTCCGGCAGATCATCTGGGTGTATACGCAGCGTCAGGATGTAGCCAGAGTTGTCCTGCTTCATTGCCACCTTCACTGCTTCAAACTGGCTAGTCTCCATTATTTATCCTATCCCGTGCCATTTTTCTATCAACACACCAAGCTCTAGACCGGTTTTGTTTGGACATAAGTCGTACAATCTTTTCATTTCATAAACACCCATCGGACGCCTATCTTTTCTATCAGCTAGCAACTGGCCATAAGTCATGCCACAGTGGTAAATCACCGGCCATACAGACACCCATAATTCGTATAGCTCTTCATCGCTTAGAGGAAAATCATAGCCTTCTGGAAATTTGGCGTACACACTAGAAAACCAATCCCAGAATTTTTCATCACGTTTGTTTAATTTAATTTTCATCTTGTTCCCTTACTCTCATCATTGATTTAATCTTTGAATCCATATTCCTCTATATCTTCTGGTGCAGTTTGTTCAAAACAACCATTTGGAGCTTCATCACAATTTGGATACGAGTAACATGCAACGTGGCTAAATGGTTTTTTTCTTTTTCTACTGCCGGTTTTGCGACCTATTTTTTCATCACGTTTATTTACATTTTGTTCCCTTGCTTCCATCATTGCGTCTGCCCAGCGATACGCCCTTTCTGCTGCTGCTGCGCCTGATACCCAGTTTGAATCAAAAGCAAAGCCTTGCATAATTTTTGCCGCAAAGTAATCGCGCAGGTCCATACCCTTCTCGCCGGTCACGTTTGGAAATGCTTTCACGATATATCCTCCACTCTCAGTGCATACTTCCCGTTAGCCCGCTTAGTCCAGCCGTGTACTTCCACTCTGATGCCAGCCTCCCTGACGTGCGCGATGGTGTCGGATTCTTGGATCTTCTTGATCCGTGATGAGACACCACTGCTCGTCACCTGCACGGCCAGCACTTCTCCTCGACGGATAGCCAGGACATCGCACCAGCCCCACAGGTCTTGACGTATACGCCGCCAAGGATTCCACTTCTCTACAACCTCGCAGTGGTATCCCTGTTCCCGCAGATACTCAAGACTCCGTTGGGTGGGCGACTTAGCTGCCATGTGCTATCTGCTTAATCTCTTTGATCGGCATATCAAATGCTTCGTGAACCTTTAGAATGAAAGCCGGTGTCAGAGGCATATGGCCATGCCGCATCTTCGAGATAGTCGGCGGGTGAACGCCTAACAGCTTTGCCAATGCAGCGTCATTCTTAATACTGTATTGGCTCAATAGATGATCTATTAGATGGTTCATGGCATCAGAAGGGCAGGTCTTGATCATCCACCACTGGCGGTGGCGCTGGCTTGGTAAGCGGTGGTTCTGTCTTCTTCCAAGTGTTTACTTGGATAGAAAACCACGGGCCATAGTTGCCGCTCTTCTCCCAGCCGGACAGACGGATAACGATGTTGTCCTCATCTGTCTCCTCCAGCAGTTGCCGCAGCAGGCCGCGCTCGATCGCAATCTCACCGTACAGATCAGGGCTAGACTGGTTGATCTTCTGCTTGCTGTAGTTCAGGCGCCCTCTATTCGGGAACGTACTCATTCTCTTGCTCCTTAAATTTTTTCTTAAACTCACCAAACCGATCCAGCAACATCGAGTACGTCACACTGTCCAATGCTTGCAGTCTGTCATACACAACCTTGTTGATCTTGTAGATGCTGTTGACATCATTGACTGACTGCGCCATCTCCAGGGCAAAGTTAGTAGTATCAGCAATAGTTGATGACCAATCATCCACGGTAGTCTCAGGCTCGGCAGATACCTTCAGCTGCCATTGACTGACTGTGCCTGCCAGCTTAGGCGGTGGTGCTGGTGGTGCTTCTGGCGCTTTTGCTACGGCCTTGGGCATAACCTTTGGTGCAACTGGCTTCGATGCAGCGTTACCGTCATCCTCTTCTGGCGCGATACCGCAGGCGGCCATCAGACTATATCTCCGAGCGTACGACAAAGCGCTGCCAAAACCCTGCGCGTCATGCTTACTGGCCGGCATGAACAGCGTTCCACCTGACAGCTGCTCACCTGATTCATGAATGAAGGTAGTAGATACCTTTACCCCGCCGTCATGCTCGTCGGTCAGCTGCATCAGGTAGATGCCGTTGTTATTTAATGCGTCGATGACAGCCTCCACACAGGCAGACAGGTCTGCGTAGCGGCTGCGAAAGTGTGGATTGGTACTGGTCTTCAGCGCAGGACCAAATTCCTTCTGCGCCTTCACCAGTGCGGCGGCAATAGCTTTCATTCGTTCTCCTTATGAGCAGGTGGTTGTGCATGAACCGCCGTAGCAACAAGTCATGCAAAAAGTACAGCGGCCATAGTTGTCGCAGAAGTTGTGGGATGTGCAGCTTGCGTATGCCAAAGATGCTGAAGCGAGCGCCCAGACAGCGATCAGATATTTCATGTCATTCTCCTGATTCAAAAGTTGATTGGGTTTGTTGCAGGTACTGCTGGTACTGAGAGCAGAACTGACTGACATTGCAGAAGCTTGCGCATCTGGTTCTGCCGCCCTGCCTGGTCTCAATCTCATGATCCTTTACCGTTGCCAGAAACTCCTGCGCCTCTGGCAAATTGTTGAATACTCGCTTGGCACGTACGCCGCCCGTCTTCTTGACGGCATACGTCGTAGGCTTCTCCCACATATCCTCTGCTGTACATTCGGGTAACGTGTCACCTATCTGCACAGACAGACTGGCCTCACTGTGTTTGTTCAGCCGGCCAAGTACCAGTGATTCCATCTCCTGATGAGGCCAAATAGGGATGTCGATGGTGACGATAGGCGCTTGTGGGTAGCCCTCTTTATTCACTGCATCGCGGCGGTTCCAGTCTCTGATGATGGCCACAATCTGTAGGCTCTTTACTTCTACGCCCTTAGCGCGCTCGACTAACCAAGCGTAGATGTTCAGCTGGTTGTGCCATTCCTGCTTCTCAGCCTGCACCGCCCAGGCAGATGTGACTTTGTAATCTTTGATAGCGATACCGTCTTCGTAGACTTCTTGCAGATCTATCTGGCCACTGATACGCCAGCCGTCTAGGTCAGTGAAGATGCGCTCTTCTACGATATGGTGGTCATCCTTGCCGCGTTCGAGTACGTTGTGTACAGCAGTGCCAAACAAAGACCAGACCATCTCACTGGCGTCCTGCTCAATCTCTGCGTCATGCTTAGCGCGGAGTTGAACTATCTGCGGCGGCGAGAGCATCTCTGTAACAGAGATATGGCTATCGCCCTTGCTGTACTGCGGGCGCTTAAGTACGTTGACTATGGTATCCGGCAGCCCAAATTTATTTGTCAGTATCACATTTCCCCCTTACGTATCGCAGCAGCTATAGCCAGTGTGCCGTAGCCTTCCATGCCCATCTTCTTAACTAATAAAGCAATAGCTTCTCTGTCCTCACGCTGTGGTGGGGCGGTGTAGAGTGGCACATCATCATCTTCAGGCTTTAATCCAAGATTTGTTTTCCAATCAGTTTTGCCATGCGCTGCTACCGCTTGCATATACAACAGTTCACGTTCTTTTATCCACGCCACCGGCTCCTGCTCTGACTGCTTTACGCTGGCTCGTCCTTTCTCATACCCTGCCGCCCAAGCGTTACTCACCTCGTGCCGCCACCATTTCTCTGAGCGTTGCTCTGGCTGCACGTTTTCACGTTCGCACCCTGTTTCCTTGCAAAACCCGCCGCAACTTGGGCATTGTCTATCCCGCTGTTTGGGTGGCTTACTGAATCCAGCCGCAGACCAGTCTGGTTCCTCTGGCTGCGCGAGTCGATCTCGTAGAGCTTCTTTTATTTCAATTATTTTTCTAGCCCAAGCTGAGTTGCCGCCATCAACAAAAATCTTCAACACATTCAATGCTTGCTGCATTAACTCTCGGTCGGTCACGGCGCACCTCTCTCGCGGATAGCGAACGCGCAGTCTGCCGGATTTGCGTCAGCGTACTCATCGCCTAGCGCGTCACAGATTGCTGCACACATTTCGCGCTCGTCTTCCCTAGCCCTTCTTACCGCAACACAAGCAGGTCGATCACAGTGTGGGTGGCATGTATGAAGCTCCTCCCACTGCCACTTTTCGCGCTCCGCTGCTGCGACTAGGTTGGCAAAGCGTTCAAGTTGTTCATGGTCAAACACGACGCCCCAACCGTTGAAATACTCAAGTTGCTTGCCATTACAGGCTTCTTCAGCCATGCGAATAATGTCATCTCTGGTCATCCCTACCCCCAAACCACACCAAGAACAAAATAAGTAATTGCCAGCACGTAGGCAAAGCGACGAGGCAAGTGCGGCGCAAGAAACGCTACCCCTGCTAACACAAACATTTGCTTGTCAGTCATGGCGCACCTCTCTCGCGAATGAGCAGCGCCGCTGCTAGCGTGCCATAACCGTCAATTCCTGCTTGCTCTGCAACTCTCGCACACGCCTCGCGCTCTTCTTCCACCGCCTTGGTAACAACACGCAGCATCATCAAATCAAAATCAAATTTGTCCATGCCCGCGTTCTTATAAACCTCATCCCTGATCCGGTGGTATTCTTCTTTGGTCATAGCTTCCTCTGACAAGTGAACGCCTGAATGTCCACGCGGAATGCCTGTGCAAACTTGCAGTCACTGGCCACCCGTCCTTCTGTCTGGACTATGCCTATCCATAGGCCAAGGAAGAATAGGAAGACCGCTACCAGGCTCTTCGCCCAGATCCGATTGACCCATTCCCACGCGGCCTGCCAGTTGAATGTCTCAAATAGTTTGTCGCTCATCACCACGCCCGCTTGTTGGTTATCGCCCGGCCAGACCAATGGCCACTGAACGGCTGATGCACAAACACCCGTAGTCCCAATCTGGGATCTTTCTCACCATGAAAGAACTTCTCCGGCGCTATTGCTTTTACCATCTGGATAGTGTCGTTAAACTCATCGCGATCCCGCGTTTCCTTGAACCGACGATGCGCTTCCACCAAGATTTGCCGATGCTCATCACTCAACATATCGCCCTCCTTCATCTAAATATAGTTCGACATCTAGTGTATGTCAACAGTTTATTTGTAACAGGAACAGTGTATTGAAAAGTGGCAACGTTGCCATTTTGCCCTGAAAACCCGCATGTTTCCTAGAGCTGCCAATACATGAGTTTGTGTGCTATTGTTATATTGAAGCTGCCTGATCTGCTCTCTTTCTCCTCTGATCAGGTTTCTTCGCGGCGGCAATGCTCCTTCGGGAGTTGAGGGCGCGACGATCTCCGGCGCCCTCTTTTTTGTCGTTGATGTCAATACATTGTTCCGGTACACTCTCAATATCGAAAGCGGATACTGCCGAGTTCCCGGACACACCACCGGATGAGAGAAGCGGCAGGCGTAGCGAGTAGTGACAGCCAGGAAAGACTGGCCACTTGCATCACATCTGAATCTGTCCTACACTGTGCGCGTCACTGTGTGGGCAGCGACGAAACTGAAGCCTCAAGCTTTGGTTCTCACCCTTCGGGGACGTGCCCACACACGGAGAGCCAAGCCTTGAGGCTTTTTTCATGGGCGCTCTCCTGACCGTGCAAGAGTCTATCGGGTAAAGCATCCAAGGCTACGGCTGGAACTGAGTAACCGTAAAGCGTCATGGCGGCGGGGAAAGGGTAGATCCTATGGTACAGATGCGCTACGTTCTGGCTTGCATGTATTCCCGGACAGAAGAATCCACAGCCGGGCGCGTAGGAAGACGTGACGTAACAGTAGCTGCCTTGGATGGCGACACCAATCCGGTTCTTCAATGGGACGGTAGACGGTGGTGAGGATAGCGTTGCTCCCCAGATACGTGGTTAGGGAAAGCCGTGAGTCACACGGATAAATTCTGGGGAATAGGAATGGCCACTGACAGGCTGTTCCCCTGCGCCGGCGAAACGACCGACCGACGACATGGAAAGGTCTTAAGGGTAGACTGCTGTCTGCCCTAGGAAGATCTTTGCCTGCTGAAGCTCACTCCCTCCCTTCAACATAACTATGCTACTGACAGACTTCACAACTGACACGGACAAGTTTGATCTTGGATACGTAGACTGCTTCTACCAGAGGTTGTTCTGCCGGCGGGCGGTTGGGCGGCTGCTGGAGATTGGGATGTACAGGGGTGAGAGTATCCGGCTCTGGCGGCAGGCTTTCCCCGAGGCTGAGATATACGGCGCTGACATCCAACCTTGTCCGGCGGTTGCGAATCTGGAGCGGGTGGTGCAGCTGGTGGGGGATGCCTACACGCCAGGATTTGTGAAGGGTCTGCCGACATTTGATGTGATCATCGATGACGGTCCTCACACTTTTGCTTCTATGGCCTTCTTCCTACAACACTACCTGCCACTGTTGAATGACGGCGGCGTGATGGTGCTGGAGGATATTATCGATCCCGCTTGGACGCCAGACCTGCTGCTGCTGATTCCTGGTGGCTACAGGGTGGAGGTGGTAGACATGCGCGGCAAACAGAAAACACCAGAACTGCTGAAGAAATGGCAGCACGGGCTGGATGTGATCATCATCCAGAAGTAACTATCACAAATTCCCTGACGATATAAATTCACAATTGGACACAATAGTCTGTTCCGGTAGGATGTCAACTGTCGTTCGGCACGGCATGTTCGGGCGTGGCGTGGTCCGGCGGGGCAGTGCCTGGCATGGTGAGTTGCGGTTGGATACGGCTGGTTGGGGTTGGGTAAGGGCTGCTGTGCAGCGTACAGATAGTTCTCTGAGCTTTCTGTGCGATGCGTAAGCGTCATCGGGCACGGCGTGGCAAGTTGCGGCGGGGCAAGCACCGGCACGGCTAGGCAAGGGCTGCTATGCAGCGTTCAGCAGGTTGATTCAGTCTGCTGAGCGATGCGTAAGCATTATCCGGTCTGGCAAGGATTGGCAGGGCCAGGCGGGGTGTGGCACGGAGCTGCTAGGCAGCGTACAGGGGCTTGTAAAAGGCTTCTGTGCGATGCGTGAGCATCATGAGGTTCGGTTAGTCCCGGCTGGGTCTGGCAGGACTTGGCAAGGTATGGTTTTTAACTAGGAGAAAGATAATGTCAAAAGCAAAACAAGTCGCTGAAGTAAGTAATGGTGGTGCGGAATCCATTGAAATTGGGTTCCCGTATGTGGCGCATGTCACGATCGAAGGCAACACAGATTTCCTTTTCCATCGCTGGAATTGCGAAGCTGTTGAAACAAAAGCAAAAGCACCTAAAAACTCTGCATTAAAAAAGTTTGACGATATTGAGTCTTACGTTTGGCGTAATGACGCTGGTGAGCTGTGCTGTCCAGGCGAGTACTTGCGGCAATCAATCATCATGGCCTCGAAGTTTAAGCAGGATCCCCGTTCCCCCCGTAAGAGCGCGATGGATCTGACGAAGGCTGGGTTAGTCAGCCTTACTAACTTGGCCTCATTCGGCAAAACCACATGGGATTACGAAGACAAGCGCCGCGCTGTAGTCCAGCGGCAGGCTGTCAATCGCGTCCGCCCAGCCATCTCCGCAGGCTACAGGCTTGATTTTGATTTGATGGTGCTGGTGCCAGAATACATCGATAAGTTCTGGCTGCAAGATACGTTACACATGGCTGGCCGGCTGGTCGGGATAGGCGACTTCCGCCCAACGTACGGACGATTTAATGTAGTGTCGTTTAATGTTTCTGAAAACTAATTCTGGCTAGGCGAGCCGTGCTCAGGCAAGGTTTGGTTTTGTGGGGTCAGCTACGGTCAGGTATGGCATGGGTAGTTCAAAACGATTAGGAGGGCGTATGGAAAATTTTTATGAAGCGCATTTACTTTTTACCGCTAGACTAGCGTTCTCCAATTCCCAGCCGTTGAGTTCTGAATTGGTGGGTCATTTACAGAAAGCGCTGGAGCGAACGCTAGAGCAGATTGCCAGAGACAATGGCTTTCTGTTTGATGCGGCCAGGGTGTGCGTCAACACGAAGGAGGAGGGGATACTGTGATTAAGTCTAAGGCCGATGCGATTGCTGACTATCTTGACGGCAGCGCCCGTAACGGGATGGATACAGAAGCGGCGCGTCTGCTGCGGTACTTTGCACAGGTTCACGCTGCTGCGTTTGACATGGTTATGTCCAGAGATGACATGGCCAGCAAGGCAGCCTACTGCGAAATGATTGATTTGATTAGGGGTAAACAGGGGGAGTGATGGATACATTCACCACCATCGTTTTGTTTGGCGGCATCCTCATCGGCGCGGGCTGCATCCTTGGCCTAGCGGTCGCTGCATTTATTGCATTTACATGGGAGTAAATATGCACCTAAGTTTAGACAAAATAACAATTGACGCCGGTACACAAGCCAGAGCAACACTGAAGAAGGACACCATCGCAGATTATGCGGAGGCTATGAAAGATGGGGCGCAGTTCCCGCCATGCCTGTTGTATCACGACGGCGACAAGTACTATCTGGTTGACGGATTCCACCGTTACTTCGCAGCCAAGAAGATCAAGGCGCCTAGCATCCTTGTAACGACTGTGCCTGGCACGTTGCAGGAAGCGATAGAGAAAAGCTGGTCGGTCAATGACAAGCATGGTTTGCCCCGCACCAGAGAAGATAAGCGCAAGGCGGTGGTATCTGCGCTGGCAACGGACGCGCATCGCGGCAAGTCTGATCGTGAGATAGCCAAGCTGTGCAGCGTCAGTCACACGTTTGTTGCTGCTGTTAAGAATGAACTAACACAGGACAAGCCGAAGGTGGATACGAATCCACCTCCTAAATCTGATGTGGATACGAATCCACCTCAAGAGCCGGACGAGTCAGCGGTATTCAAGGAAGAACTAGAAGCAACGATTGAGTTACTGAAGTCGGAGAACGAAGCGCTGTCTGACAAGCTGGCGATCGCCGCGATGGATGCAGATGAACTCGACAAAGCCATGGCCGAATCAGTCATCAAAGATTTGCGCGCACAGATCAGATTGTTAGAGATAGAATTAAAAGGTGTCACGGATTCCCGTGATTCTCTCTTGAGGGAAAACAACCAGCTGATGAAGCAGGTTGCGTCCCTTACCAAAAAGCTCAAGAAACTCGAACAATAAGCCCAAGCCGGCGGGCGTGTGTGCCGGAGGAGGAGGAATGTATGTCGCTTGAACTCCGTAGTTATCAGGAGGATGCTCTGACATTACTACGTCAGGGCTTTGCAGAAGGTAAGAAGTCGCAGGTGTTGGTAGCGCCTACGGGTGCTGGCAAGACTGAGATGGCCATAGCATTGATGAAGGCTGTCAAGGAGAAGGGTAACAAAGCGGCCATGATTCTTGACCGCATTGTTCTGTGCAACCAAACCAGCAAGCGGCTAGAAAAGTACGGTATCGATCACGGTGTACTGCAATCAGGACATTGGCGCTACCGCCCGTATGAAAACATCCAGGTTTGTTCTGCCCAAACGCTAGAGAAGCGCGGGGAGTTTCCCGATCTCGACCTTCTTATAATCGACGAGGCGCATCAAACGCGCAAGGCAACAGTCGATTTCATCAAAGCCAACCCGCACATCCGTGTCATAGGTCTGACTGCTACGCCATTCACCAAAGGTTTGGGCAAGGTCTATGACAACGTGGTTAGTCCTGTCACCACTAAGCATTTGGTAGGTGAGCAGCTGCTAGTACCGCTTCGTGTGTTCATCGCCAAAGAGATTGATATGTCTGGCGCGACGAAGGTTGCGGGCGAGTGGTCGCAGGCAGATGCAACTGAGCGCGGCATCAAGATCACCGGCGATGTAGTGGCAGAGTGGATTAAGAAAACTCATGAGATATTTGGTGCGCCACGCAAGACCATCGTGTTCTGTGCAGGTGTCGATCATGGCGTAGATCTGTCACGGAAGTTTGCGGACGCAGGTTATAACTTTGTGTGCGTCAGCTACAAGGATGATGACGAGTGGAAGCGCGACATTATTGAAGATTTCAGTCGGGCAGATACCAAAATTCATGGCCTGATTGCAACCGATATTTTGACCAAAGGATTTGATGTGCCGGACGTAATGATCGGCATATCTGCGCGGCCATTCAGCAAGAGTCTGTCATCACACATTCAGCAGATGGGTCGTGTGATGCGGGCGAATCTAAATAATCCGGCAGACAAACCATTCGCTGTCTGGCTGGATCACAGCGGCAACTATCTCAGATTCCAAGAAGATTGGGATGATGTGTTTGAGAATGGTGTGCGCAGGTTAGATGACGGCAAGGAAAAGCCAAAGCCGGAACCGTCTGAGCGCAAGAAGAAGGACAGTAAGTGTCCGGCCTGTCACGCATTGTGGGTAGTGGGTGAGGACAAGTGTATTAACTGTGGTCATGTGAGGGAAAGGGTCAATGCAGTACGCACAACTGATGGAAAGATGGAAGAACTTATTGCTGGCGTTGGAGTCAGTCGATCCTCGAAGCAGCACTTCTGGAACCAGATGGTCTGGTATCAGCGATACAAAGGATGGTCAAGCGGACGCGCGGCACACACCTACCGAGAGCAGTTCGGAGTCTGGCCGCGTGGACTAGATGACAACAAGCCTGTGATGCCGACGATGGAAACTCAGCGGCTAGTGGATAAAAAACTAAGACAGTTTCTTAAGACGATAGGACGGAGATAATGGAGCGAGTGGACAGATGCCCGATCTGCAAACAGCGGAACATCACGCAGACCAGTAGCTATCACGAGAAGAACAAAGTCAAGGCGGATATGGAGTGTTCGGACTGTCGCGCTACATGGCAGAACGTCTTTACATTCAGCCACCACTACAAAATAAAGGAGGATCCGTGGACTTCATAAACTTTTGCAAGTCGCATGGCATCCTTATCTCAGAGCATCCACCGTTCGGACAGTGGAAGCGTTACCCAACAGAGGATCATCCTCGCAGCCGGAATGGAGCAGTGAAATATATGGGCGATCATGGGTTCGTACAGAATCACGCAACATCTACAGTGGTCAGCATATGGAAGCCTGACTCGCGTCCGTCTGATCTCCCATCAGCTAGAGAGCTGGCGATAAGACAGAAGCAGGCAGAAGAAGATGCTCGCAAGAAGCAGCGAGATGCGGTGCGGCGGGCGGTGGACATGCTGAATCAAAGCGTGACCCAATCGCATCCATACCTTGTGAAAAAGGGGTTCCCAGACGAGCAGGCGCACGTTTGTTTTCAGGGCGGGCAGCCTATCCTTCTGATCCCCATGCGCGTGGGCGGCAGCCTGGTAGGGGTGCAGCAGATAGATGCAGAGGGTACGAAAAAGTTTTTGTACGGACAGCGGACAGCGGGCGCAACCTTTACGTTTGATAACAAGGGCGTGAATATCGTGTGCGAAGGGTATGCGACTGCGCTTTCGGTGCGGGCTGCGCTGAAGCAGTTGAAGCAGCGTTATTGTCTGCACGTTTGTTTTTCTGCGGGCAATATGGTGCGGGTTGCCGGTGGACTAGAGCGCGGGATTGTCATCGCGGACAATGATGAATCTGGCACAGGGCAACAAGCGGCGCGGGAAATAGGCTGGCCGTTCTGGCTGTCTGATCTTGTCGGGGAAGATGCCAACGATTACCACCAGCGGCGCGGATTGTTTGCGCTATCACAAAGCCTGACTCAGTTAATGCTCGATGTCGGTGCGAGTTGGCAGCACAAATGACAGCTCGCCATTGGTGAAGGGCTGGATATCTCGCAGGGACTGCATGATCTCAATGCCGAGCGCGAGGCATCTTTGCCCTTCTCCAGACCAATCAGAAACAACCCTTACCTGACCGTCTGAATCTTCGATCAGGTGAAGGGTGAACATCATTTGGCTAGTCATTCCGCAAGCATATCATTGATAACAGAATGAAAAGTTCTTTTGAAAGCCCATTTGGTACTTTCGATCATCTCGACGATCTTTTCTGCGGGTTCATCTTCGACTTGTTCCCAAACTGAAATGTCCTCGTGGTAATCGTCTGATCTGATAGCGTCGATGATCTCATCGTATGACCATTCGCTAGGCCAATCTGATAGCCATTCGCATAGGGCAAAGTTCTCGGCGGCTTCTGGTAGTTTCATGTGTCTGATCTCCTGTTGATAATTTCTTCTGCTTTTTTCTCGGCGGCGGGGCGGTTAGTGAATCTGTAAACCGCTACGGTTTCGCCGTCTTGCTTGCGCTGAGATACCGTAAACCCGCTATCGGTCTTGTAAATCAGCGCGGATTGTTCGGGCGTGTAGTACTCGGCAACGATCTTCATCATCCGTCTGATCTCCTGTTAGTTCTGGTTGAATGCTTTCTCTTGCTCTTGCTCGGTGGTAAACCACTCAACATCAACTAAGTCGATGCCTTCAGGGTCGTTTGCATATTCAATACCCCACTTGTGCGTATCGTGGGAATAGTCGTAGCACTTAAATTTGAACTCGTTCATCGTCTGATCTCCTATGCGTTTACCGTCTGATCGCCTGTTGCGCGGGCGATAGCGGCGCGGGCGGCTTCGATTTTCGGGGCGGTGTACTCGTCAACCTCGCCCAAATCGGCTTCGTCTAACAGGTCGCGCAGGGCTGCCAGCAAATCGGGCGCAGCCGCCATTAGTCGGGCGTTGGCGATTGCTTCGTATAGGTAATCGTTGGCTACACCATCATCTAGGTCGCAAACGTGGGCGATATGTTCACCCTGTGCATCTCGAATGTATCTAACGTACTCATGCGAGTGACTGTGCGACAGTTTCCAGGGGGCGATTGAGAATTTATTCATGGGTCTGATCTCCTATCAAGCGGTGATATTGGCGGCGCGTCTGATCGCATCGTGGGCGCGGTCTAAAATTTGCAGCGCATCCTCGGCTTGCTGCTCTCCTATAGGGTCGGTTGCCACTTCCCAAAGGGCAGCAACTTCATTTTCAGCGTATGGCAGCAGGTCGCGCAGGGCGGCATATAAGTCAAGCGCGGTAGCGTGTAGGGTCGGGGTCGGTGGGTGGTCGGGGTATAACATCGGTCTGATCTCCTATGCGCTGGCAAGGGCGCGGAATGTTTTCGGCGTGGTCTGTTCTATCTCTATCTCGTAGCCAAGTAGGTCAACGTCACGCAGGGTCGCGCGGGTTAACGTTTTGGTTCCGGCTATGCGGGCGAATAGTTCGGATTGTTTGCAAGCGGGATAGAACACTTCGACACCATAATTTTTTTCGCAGCGGATAGTAATTTTCATAGCGTCTGATCTCCTCTTAGTTGGTGGCGTGAATCGGGATAACTCGGCGCGCGCGCTGGTCGGTTTGCTTGGCGCGTGTGCCGTGGGCGCGGAATCCGACAATCACCTTGCGGGTCGGTCGCGCGCATAGTCCGCAGGTTTTGCAGGTCTTATCGTCGCGGGCCTGAGCGGGGCAGACTACGATTGCTCGGCCTTCCGGCGTGGTGGTGCGTTCGGGCGTGTCCATCGGCACTATGCACACTACCGGCAAGCCGGTCGCGGCAAGCTTGTCCGCTTCTCCGGCATCGTCGGCGGATAAATTGATGGTGAATCCCCACTCGTTGGCGTGGCGCGCCCACCTAATCGCATCGTCTGATTTTTTATGCGTGAAGGTGAATCCTCGTTTCCCGATATTGGCTCGGACTATTTCACCCAGGGCGGCGGGGTCGACGGTTTCCCCTTTCCCTGGTAGGTCGCCGGCGATATTGAATCGCCACAGTTCCCCATCCGGCAGGGCGGCTATGCGGTCGCAAGTGTCGGCTAATGATGCGCCCCTGGTCGGTACTTTGTTCCAAACTAGGCGAGTGTAAAAATCCTCGCCGTAGCAGTCGGATTCGTAGTGCGGGCAAGTCGGCGGACAGGTGCTGCGCTCGCTATAGGTTACCGGTATCGCGCCGGTTTTCCGGTTCCTTGATTTGTTGATGAAATGAATTTTCATATCTCACTCCAGCGTCACGCGTTGCGCGAGTGCGTCTGATATCAGGCCATCGCGGTGCAGACTGTCAACAAAATTGACAAAAGCGCAGCGGGTGTCAACGTGGTGAATCAATTCGGCGCTGCGGTCGGACTGAGTCCAGCTATAGCGGTGGCGGCGGCGTGGCAAGTCCGGGAAAGCTTCAAAAAAAGCGGCGCGGATTTGCTTCTGGTTTGTATAAATCGGTTTCATTTTTTCCCCTCGGTGAGTAATGCCCCGGCGCTGGCCGGGGCGGTCGGATCACCGCTCGCGCGGTAGCATATGAGTCCAGCCGGTGCCGTTGTACTCGGCATAAAGCTTGATCTCGTCCAGCGGAAAGTCGGTAAACCCGATCCGCTGCGTTGCGTATATCGTGCCGTTGCCATCGTCTAGCGTTAACTCGGCGACATCGTCCGGCAGGCGGCGGAGTCGTGCGACTGTGAACTCGGTCAAGTCGTTAACACCCCGGGTCGTGAGATGCGAGTCAATAGCATCAAAAAGCCAGTATGCCCCGGCGTTTTCGGCCAGATACAGCGCGCCATCGGATAGCACCGAGCGGGTGAGTGGGTTCCAGCGGGTGAGGGTTTCGCTTGCGTAGAATTGAGCGAGCGAGTGCTTCAAGTCGGCGGCGGATTTTTTTGTGGTTTGCATGGTCGGTTCCCTCTCAAATTGAAAGCAAAACAAAAAGAAAAGCCCACATTATTAAAAAACCAATAATGCCAGCGATGATCTCGGCGATAGTTTGCATGTCCACTCCGGTCAAATTAGGTCGAAAACGTAGTCCGGCTCGAGTCCGAATTCATCCTGCAAAACCTCTTCCGGATCGGCGCCCTCGTTGTATACGAGATGGCGCGCGTAAGCGATGGCCTCGGCGGCCTCGTCGCGGGTCAATTTGTCGCGCTGAATCAAGATCTGCATTAATTCGGTCATGGTGTAGTTTCCTTTCAGGTAGCGCCCAAACGCGGCGGCGCGGGCGGTCGGTTTATGGTTGAAAACGTGGCAGGTTGCGAACGAAAGTATTTTCCTGGTACAGCTCGGTGTACTTCACAGGCTCGGCGCGGGCGGCTTTGGCGGCAGCAAAGCGGGCAAAATCGCAATCCTCCTCCAAATAAACCATCTCATCGCGTTGATATGAGTATTCGCTGATGGAATGGCGGATTCCGAGCGCGTCAAGTTCAGCGCGTGGCACTTCAAGCCAGCCATGCCCAGGGTCGGTGATAAAACGATATGTCATTGGTCGGGTTCCTTTCAGGGTTCGCTGCGGGCAGCTAAACGGTACACGGCAACGCGCTCGGCAAAGCTATGCGGGTCTGCTTCGATAAAATCTAAAACCTCTGGATAAATGTTTATCCACAATCCTTGCATCAAACCTAAATCTAGGGAAACCTCATAAGGCGTAATAGCAAAGGGTTGGTCTATATGCTCTGCCCAGGCGCGGGCGGAATCTTCGTAATTTTGAGCTACACAGTCCATGATTGATTCCTTTCAGGCCGGATTTACCGGCCTTTCATAATTACTTGCGGTTTTTGATGAGTTCTTTGGCGCTATCAAAAATGATAAAAGCCAAAACAGTAAAAGCAGGTACTAAGAAAATGATTTTGTCTAGCGTTGTCATGGTGAGCACCTCCAAGTAAGCGATACAGAGTGCATCGCATGAGGGTCATATTAGCTCGTCAATACAATACGTCAAGACCTAACAGTATATTTTGTCAATGATATATTTCTATCGGTTTTGCGGTATCCATAGCACTGCTATTGCCAGGCTGGCGGCGATAGATTCAGGCTATTGTTGATTTTCCGGTTTTGTTCCTGTATCTTCGGGCGCGTGATTGTCCGGCGGGCGGGCAAGTGAGCGCAGCGAACATCAGCAATGAAGCCACCTACCAGGAAGCAACTAAAAGAAGCAATACAGAAGAAGGATATAGGCGCAGTCCTACATATCCCCAAAGGAACACTAACAACAAGACAAAAGAAGTTCGCCCAGGCTATTGCTATCGATGGGATGACGGGTGCGGATGCCTACAGATCAGCATACAAGGCTGCGGGGAAGCCCAAAACCATAGGCGATGCCGCTAGTAGGCTGAAGGCCGATTCCAGAATCCAGGCGGAAATTGCCGCGCTGGAACACGCCCAGGCTGTGAGTGCGTTACATTCTGCAGAGGCTTTGCGCTCTCTTGTAATTTCTTCCCTCACTTCTGCACTCATCGACCCTGACGTGAAGGCTGCAACGAAGATACAAGCGGCTAAAGTTCTTGGCACTGTGACAGAAGTTGCGGCTTTCACTGAGCGCAAGCAGATCACAACGATCAACGACAGCGCACAGATACGCGAGCGCATATTGCAGGAACTCAAGACCATCGCGCTACGATCGGATGACGTGCAGGATGTAGATGCGACCGCGCTACTGACCGAGCTGGTGGGCGGGGTTGATGATGCCAGCCTGGGCGACCCCACCGGAGGGGGACACCCCCAAACGGCAGCATGGGACTCCGGCTCTGACATACATAGTACTCCACACGAACCATCCTCCCCAGAAACCACCCCCATCTCTTCCCAAACGCCCACCCCCCGGGGGGATATTTTTGAAGAAAATGACGATGCTGCACCGCAATAAGTCGACTGGCAACGTTGCCATTCGGGTCTGAGAACGTAGTGTTTATGCCAAATAGTGTCGTGATGCAGCGCACCAAATTGTTGATAAATAGGGAGATGGTGGCCAGGAGGCGGGAGAAGACGTATGAGGAATGTGAGGGGATGGAGATGACGCCGGCGCAGCGTGAGGTGTTTTTGATCGTGGATGAGTGGTGGAAGCAGAAGGGGTTTGGGCCGTCGATTCGGGATATATGTGAGTTGCGGGGTAAGGGTGGGATGGGGAATACGAGTGAGATTATTGGGCGGTTGGTGAAGTTGGGGGTGTTGAAGAAGGTGAAGGGTGCGGTGAGGAGTGTGCGTCCGGTGTATATACAGTTTAGGTATCTGGAGTGAATTTTGTGGTTAGTCCGAATTAATCAAAGAGATGGATCTTTCTGAGCTGATAGGGAAGTTGCCGCGTGCTGAGCAGGAGAAGCTGCTGGAGCAGGTGGGGCAGTACCGGGATGCGGTGGTGCGGGAGAAGGCGCAGGCATCTTTTATGGCTTTTGTGAAAGAGATGTGGCCGGGGTTTATACATGGCAGACATCACGCACTTATGGCCAAGAAGTTTGAGGAGATAGCGGAGGGGAAGTTAAAGCGGCTGATAATAAATATGCCGCCGCGCCACACGAAATCAGAGTTTGCGAGCTATCTGTTGCCGGCCTGGTTTTTGGGGAAGTATCCGAATAAGAAGGTAATCCAGACGTCGAACACGGCTGAACTGGCGGTGGGGTTTGGCCGGAAGGTCAGGAACTTAGTGGATAGTGATCAATATGCAAAGATCTTTCCGAATGTCGGGTTACGCGCGGATTCCAAGGCAGCGGGACGCTGGGCGACTAGCCACGGTGGCGATTACTTTGCTATTGGTGTCGGGGGTACTGTTACTGGTAAGGGTGCTGACCTACTTATCATTGATGATCCCCACTCGGAACAGGAAGCGAGATTAGCGCAGGGGGATCCGAGCGTATTTGACGGGGTGTACGAGTGGTATACGTCAGGTCCGCGTCAGCGTTTACAGCCTGGCGGGGCGATAGTTGTGGTGATGACCCGGTGGAGTGACAAAGATCTTACTGGCCGGGTGGTGAAGAGTGACAGTACGGAGTGGGAAGTAATAGAACTGCCGGCGATTTTGCCGTCGGGAAATGCGCTGTGGCCAGAGTTTTGGGCGCTGGAAGAGCTGGAGGCGTTAAAAGAAGAACTGCCGCCGTATAAATGGAACGCGCAGTATCAACAAAAGCCTACCGGAGAAGAGGGGGCGATCGTAAAGCGGGATTGGTGGCGCCGATGGGAGCGAGATAAGCCGCCGGCGTGTGAATTTATCATCCAAAGTTGGGATACGGCGTACTCAAAAAGCCAGCGGGCGGACTATTCTGCGTGTACGACATGGGGAGTTTTCCATCTGAACGAGGATCCGAGCGATGTGAACATCATTTTGCTGGATGCTTTTAAGGAAAAGCTGGAATTTCCCGAGTTGAAGGTGGCGGCGAAGCGGTTTTATGATGAATGGCAGCCGGATTCCTGCATTATTGAAGCAAAAGCGGCGGGTGCGCCGTTGATATATGAGCTAAGACGCATGGGTGTGATGGTTCAGGACTACACGCCGACGCGGGGAAATGACAAGTTCGTGCGTTTGAACAGCGTTACAGACCTATTTTCTTCCGGTAAAGTGTGGGCGCCCGAGACCAGATGGGCGGACGAGGTGATAGAAGAGATGGCGCGGTTCCCGAACGCGGAACATGACGATTTGGTGGACTCCAGTGTGCAGGCTTTGATGCGATTTCGCCAAGGCGGCTTCTTGCGACTGGATTCAGATGAAGATGATGATGACTTAGGCTTCCGGCGTAAGCGAAGCTACTACTGAGGATAGACCATGGCAACGAATTTTGACAAAGCCTTGTACCAAGCACCTGTTGGATTGGATGCGATCGAGCAGGAAGAGCCGGATTTTGAGATTGAGATTGAGGATCCTGAGTCGGTAAGCATCGGGATCGGCGGGTTGGAGATTGAGATTGAGCCGGATGAGGGGGCTGATGACGATTTCAACGCTAACTTGGCGGAAGTGCTGCCGGAAGACGTGCTGCAAGAGATTGCAGGGGATGTGATCTCTGATTATGACGATGATATCGCCAGCCGGAAGGACTGGATGCAGACGTATGTCGATGGCCTAGAGCTTTTGGGGATGAAAATTGAAGAACGTTCCGAGCCGTGGGAAGGTGCTTGCGGGGTATATCACCCCCTCCTTTCGGAAGCCTTGGTTAAGTTCCAGTCTGAGACGATCATGGAAACTTTCCCTGCCGCTGGGCCGGTCAAAACCAAGATTATCGGGAAGGAAACGCCCCAAAAGAAAGAAGCCGCCGAGCGAGTCAGGGATGACATGAATTATCAGCTGACCGAAGTCATGGTTGAGTACCGGCCAGAGCATGAGCGCATGTTATGGGGCTTGGGTCTGTCGGGTAATGGGTTCAAGAAGGTGTATTTTGACCCGTCGATGGATCGGCAGGTGTCTATATATGTACCGGCTGAGGATGTAGTTGTGCCATACGGGGCGAGTAATCTGGAAACGGCGCCGCGTGTGACGCATGTCATGCGCAAGACTAAGAATGATCTGCGTAAGTTGATGGTTGGCGGCTTTTATCGGGATATCGATCTACCAGAACCAGAAAATATTCTGGACGATATCGAGAAGAAGATCGCTGAGAAGATGGGATTTCGGGCTACCACGGACGATCGGTATAAGCTTCTGGAAATGCAGGTGTATTTAGACCTGCCTGGCTATGAGGACAAAGACGATGACGGCAAAGAGACGGGGATTGGCCTACCTTATATTGTTACGGTGGAAAGAAGCTCGCAGGAAGTACTGGCCATACGGCGCAACTACCACCCGGACGATGAGACAAAGCAAAAGCGCACCCACTTTGTCCATTATCCCTACATACCGGGGTTTGGATTTTATGCCTTTGGTCTCATACATCTTATTGGCGCTTTCGCTAAGTCTGGCACTAGCATTATTCGCCAGCTCGTGGACGCTGGTACGTTATCCAATCTACCTGGCGGACTTAAGACCAAAGGGATGCGAGTCAAAGGTGATGACACCCCGATTGCACCGGGAGAGTTTCGAGATGTGGACGTTGCGGCAGGAACGATTAGAGACAATATCCTGCCTCTTCCCTATAAGGAGCCAAGTCAAGTTCTCTTGACCCTGATGAATCAGATTGTCGAGGAAGGTAGGCGTTTCGCTTCGGCAGCTGATCTCAAAGTGGCTGATATGTCGGCCAACTCGCCAGTCGGTACAACACTGGCCATCCTTGAGCGCACCCTGAAAGTGATGTCTGCGGTGCAGGCGCGTATGCACTACGCGATGAAGCAGGAACTAAAACTGCTGAAAGACATCATCCGTGACTACACCCCAGAAGAGTACAGCTATGAGCCGGTAGAAGGTACGCGCCGCGCGAAACAGTCTGACTACGATCAGGTGGATGTGATTCCAGTGTCCGATCCTAACTCGGCCACGATGGCGCAGAAGGTTGTGCAGTACCAGGCTGTGATGCAGATGGCGCAGGCCAACCCCCAGATATATGACATGGTGGAGTTGAACCGTCAGATGTTGGATGTTCTGGGTATTAAGAACATCGGCAAGCTTGTGCCATCGGCGGAGGATCAAAAGCCGAAGGATCCTGTGTCGGAAAACATGGCCATCATGAATATGAAGCCGGTCAAGGCGTTCATTTATCAGGATCATCAGGCACACATTCAGGTGCATACGTCTGCGATGCAAGATCCCAAGATCATGCAGGCTATTGGCCAAAACCCGAACGCCCAAGCTATGCAGGCGGCGATGATGGCACACATAGCTGAGCATACGGCGTTCGAGTATCGCAAACAGATTGAAGAGATGCTGGGTGTTCCGCTGCCGGAAATGGACAAGGAGTTGTCGCCGGAGATGGAAGTTGAGGTATCTCGGATGATGGCTGCGGCGGCAAGCAAGTTGTTGCAGAAGGATCAGGCCGAAGCGCAGCAACAGCAGGCTCAGCAGGCAGCGCAAGATCCTATTGTCCAGATGCAGCAACAAGAGTTGCAACTAAAACAGCAGGAACTGGAGCTTAAGAAGCAGAAGCTGGCGATTGAGACGGCTGAGAAGGCCGATCGCATTCGCATTGAGGAAGAGCGGATTGAGGCGCAGAAAGAGATTGCTGGTATGCAGGTTGGCGCCAAGACTGCCAAAGATAAGGCGGATCTTGAGGCGCGCATGGAGTTAGAGGGCGTGAAGATTGGCTCTCAAATTGCCAAGGATCAGGTTGGCACGAATCGTCCACAGTTACCAAGGCCGACAAAAGGCAAGGAGTAATGTATGGAAAAAACGCTAGAGATACTGCTTGAGCAGATACGTCTAAAGCGACAACAGATAGTTGAGGCCGTGTCCACAAACGCGGCTAAGGACTATGCAGAGTACCAAAAGCTCTGCGGGGAAATCCGAGGTCTTTCTATGGCCGAGGGTTTTATTCTTGATTTAGCAAAACAAATGGAGTTTTCCGATGACTGAAATCGCCATCGCTACAGAAAGCGGTGAAGTATCCACTCTGCCACAAACCGCAGAGGAGAAAGCGAAACAACTTCCAGATCCGACGGGTTACCACATTCTGGTAACGCTGCCAGAGAAGGAAGACAAATTTGAAAGCGGGCTGCTTAAAGCGGATTCAACCATCCACTATGAGCAAGTACTGGCTACAGTGTTTTTTGTCGTAAAGATGGGACCAGACTGCTACCAAGATGAAAAGCGGTTTCCCAACGGACCGTGGTGTAAGGAAGGGGATTTTATTCTCGCCCGTCCTAACACTGGAACCCGGCTAAAGATTCATGGCACCGAGTTCAGGTTGATCAACGACGATTGCGTGGAGGCCGTGGTTCAGGATCCTCGCGGCATCAGTCGGGCTTAGTAAAGGAGAAACATGATGGCAGGTCAAATGCAGATGGATGAATTTGAGTTTCCTGATGAGAAGCAAGCCAAGGCGGAGGCTGCTGATCAGGAAGAGGAATTCGAGATTGAGATAGAGGACGATACCCCGCCGCCCGATCGTGGCCGGGAGCCGTTGCCCAAAGATATTGTTGATCAGCTGGACAAGGACGAGTTGGAAGAATATTCCGAGAACGTCAAGACCAAGCTGAAGCAGATGAAAAAGGTCTGGCATGACGAGCGCCGAGAGAAAGAGCAGGCGTTGCGGGAGCAGCAGGAAGCGATCGCTTATGCCAAGAAAGTCCTTGAGGAAAACAATGCTCTCAAAGGCCGACTAAGCCGAGGTGAGCAGAGCTTCATTAATACGTACAAAAGCGCGGCTGAGCTGGAGTTGGATGCGGCAAAGCGGGCTTACAAGGAAGCCTATGACATGGGCGATCCTGACAAGCTGGTGGATGCTCAGGAGCGGTTGAACGACGCGCAGTACAAAGTTCGTCGTGCCAACGAATACGTGCCTGCTTTACAACAAGAGGAAGTTGAGGTACAACGCCAGCCAGAAGTGCCGGTAGCACGTCCTGACCCAAAGATGGTTGCGTGGCAAGAGCGCAATCAGTGGTTTGGGAAAGACCCTGAGATGACCAGTTTGGCGCTGGGCTTACACCAAAAGCTTGTAGCGGAATACGGTCAGAGCTACCCGTCAACGGATGAGTACTGGCAGAAGGTCGATGACACCATGCGTCGGCGCTTCCCAGAGGCATTTCCAGAGCAACAGGAAACGCAGTCCACAAACAGACAGCGTACAGAGAAGGCAGCAACGGTTGTAGCTCCTGCGACTCGCACGACGGCCTCCAAAAAGGTCAAGTTAAAACAGTCTACGGTAAACACAATCAAGAAATTGGGTATTACCCCCGAAGCTTACATCCGTGAAATGCGAAAATTGGAGGCCACAAATGGCTGATAAAACACCACGTAGTATTGAAACGAGAACCATGGCAGAGCGTCCCAAAGCGTGGGCGCCACCGGAACTTTTACCGGAACCGGACAAGCAGCCAGGTTTTGCGTACAGATGGATTAGGGTTTCTACTTTGAACACAGCTGATGCTCGCAACATCGCCTCTAAGCAGCGCGAGGGTTGGGAGCCGGTGAAGTTGGAAGAGCAACCCCAGTTTCAATTGATGGTAGACCCCGACAGTCGATTTAAAGACAGCGTTGAGGTCGGTGGATTATTGCTCTGCAAGACGCCGATTGAGTTTGTTGAACAGCGTAATGCTTACTATCAGAAGCAGGCTGACGGCCAACTTACGGCAGTGGACAATAATCTGATGCGTCAAAATGACCCACGGATGCCTCTCTTTAAGGAATCGAAGTCTTCGGTTTCCAAGATGGGCTAACACTTTTTTGGAGTAAGACATGGCATATCCGACTGTATCGGCCCCTTACGGCCTACGTCCGGTGAACCTGATCGGCGGTCAGGTGTACGCTGGCTCTACTCGTCTAATGAAAATTGCTAGTGAATACAACACGAACATTTTCTACGGCGATGTAGTTAAGCTAGTGTCATCTGGTACTGTTGAGAAGGACACTGGTACTTCTACTGCAACCCCTGTTGGCGTTTTCGTGGGCTGCACGTATACCAATCCCACAACCAAGCAGAAGCTGCAAGCTCAGTACTGGCCGGCTAACACCGTTGCCACTGACGCCTACGCTTATGTTGTGGACGATCCTGATGTTTTGTTTAAGGTGGCTGCTGTTTCTGGCACAACCGTCGTGGCTTTCTATGCACAGACTGTTGTTGGCTCGAACGCACCGCTGGTTCAAAACGACGGCTCGACTACTACGGGTGACTCTGCTGTTGCAATTAACGGTGGTTCGGTAGCTACTACCGCATCGCTGCCGATTCGTATCATTGACGTTGTGCCGGATACGGCCAACTCGACTGGTAGTTTCTGCGAGTTTATTTGCAAATTCAATGCGCCCTACATGGTTGCGGCTTCCACGCTGAACACCTCGACGAACGTAGTTACGACTACTGTGACCGTCACTGGTGGCCATCAGTACAACAACCCAGTTGGCGTTTAAGGAGTAAAACATGGCTATTTCACGCGCACAACTACTGAAAGAGCTACTCCCTGGCCTGAACGCCTTGTTTGGCATGGAGTATGAGCGTTACGGTGAGGAACACAAAGAGATCTACGAAACAGAGACCTCAGAGCGTTCCTTTGAAGAGGAAACCAAACTGTCTGGCTTTAGTGCCGCACCGGTCAAGAACGAAGGTTCTGCGATCTCGTACGACAACGGTCAGGAAGCTTGGACTGCTCGCTACAACCACGAAACCATCGCACTGGGTTTCTCGCTGACCGAAGAGGCCATCGAAGATAACCTGTATGACAGCCTGTCGGCTCGTTATACCAAGGCGCTGGCTCGTGCTATGTCGTATACCAAGCAGGTCAAAGCGGCAGCAGTACTGAACAACGGCTTCTCAGCATCCTATCCGGGTGGTGATGGTGTTGCTCTGTTTAGTGCTTCACACCCGCTGGTATCTGGTGGTACCAACAGCAACACTCCGTCAACCCCGGCAGACCTGAATGAAACATCGTTGGAAAACGCTGTAATTCAGATCGCTGCCTGGACTGACGAACGTGGTCTGCTGATCGCAGCTAAACCCCGCAAGTTGATTGTCCCGCCTGCATTGCAGTTCGTGGCAACCCGCCTGCTGGAAACAGAACTGCGTGTTGGCACTAACGACAACGACGTGAACGCAATCAAGAGCAACGGTTCGATCCCAGAAGGTCATACGATCAACCACTTCTTGACTGACATCAACGCCTGGTATCTGACCACTGACGTACCCAACGGCATGAAGCACTTTGTGCGTACCCCGCTGGCTCAGTCAATGGACGGGGATTTCGATACAGGGAATGTACGCTACAAAGCACGTGAGCGCTACAGCTTTGGGTGGTCAGATCCGCTCGGAATGTTTGGTTCACCTGGTGCTTAATGCAGTAAAATCAATCACTTACGCGATTGAGAACCCCGCCTTGCGCGGGGTTTTTATTTAGTGTATGATTCCTCGTGTCGTATAACAGGAGGAAGAAATGGACTACTCTCAATATCCACAAGACCGCACAACTGCTAAGCAAACGGGCGCCAAGTTCTACTACACGGGCAAACCTTGCTCGCGTGGGCATGTAGCGTTACGCAAAACCAAAGGATCTTGCGTTGAATGCATGAAAGAAGACTGGGCAATTGATAATAAGAAGCGCGCGGAGAAGCCTAAGTCAGAGGCCGCCAAAGCCGCTGGCCGTCGGTACTACGAAAAGAATAGGGAGACGGTTAAAGCTAGGGCAAACGCTCGGCCTAAAGAAGAAGTGACTCAATACAAGCGAAAGTACAAAGAGGCCAATCCAGATCTGTACAAAGCTTTGGTTAGCATTCGCAAGCGCCGCCACCGCAACGCTACGCCCAAGTGGGTGACTAAAGAAGAGAAGTTGGCAATCCGAAAGCTGTACTTGCAGGCGATGAAGCTGACCAAACTAACTGGGGTGAAGTATGTGGTTGACCATGATTATCCGCTTCATGGGAAAGAAATATGCGGGCTTCATGTCTTGGCAAATTTAAGGATCATTACGCAGGAAGAAAACCTCCGTAAGTCCAACAAGTTACTTGACTCTCCCCCTGCTACCTAGTATAAAACTCTCAATCCGGGTTACCCGGTGCGTTAGACAGTCCCGGCTGACTTCATGCAGACTAACGTACCTAACCGCATGAGGGAAAACATGGCTCTTTCTACCACCCAATCCATTTGGCGTTCGGGCGGCGGCGACACAACTCGCACTGCCTACTGTGGCTCTGGCTTGATGGCCGCACAGTTTTACGTTCCTAACGCTGCTGCTACTGGCGCGACTGTCAAAGTATCTGACGCTTCTGGCGCTGCTGATTTGATTCTGCCTGCGGGCGCGGTTGTCGTATCTGTGGCTGTTAATGACGCAGGTTCTGGCACTATCGACCTTGGCACTTCTGGTACTGTTAGTGGCACGACTGCTGGCGATATCGCACTGGCGCTGAGCGCAGCTGCTGGCACGACATCGATCGGTTCTGTTGTGACTGGTACTGCTACTACCGCGATGGCGTATGTCACATCGTCTGACAACAGTTCGGGCAGTGGCACTGTTGGCGGCTACATTATTTACTTCGTAGCAGATCCGCTTGTTGGTCAGCAGAACGTCTGATAGGAGGCCGTCATGGCTATGCAAACAGACGTTAAGCCAACTACACTGACCTCTTCGGGCGTGGTATTTGAAGGCCGCGCCCGCGTGAAGGGTATGGCTATCACGCCCAGCGGCAGCGCTGGCAGCGTAGCAATTGCGGACGGCAGCACGACAGTCTTTACTATTTACACCATCGCATCTGGTGAGACGTTTAACGTCATCATTCCGGGCGAGGGTGTGCTGTGTCAGACAAACGTGTACGCGACGATTAGCAACGCAAACTGCACGGTGTTCTATGGCTAAGAAGACCCCATCCTTATCGATCGGTCGCGGCGAAAAGCTGCCCGTATCTAAGGGTGCGGGGCTAACGGCCAAGGGACGTGCAAAGTACAACAAGGCGACTGGCAGCAACCTGAAAGCTCCACAGCCGGAAGGTGGTCCGCGCAAGAAATCTTTTTGCGCTCGGATGTCAGGTATGCCAGGTCCGATGAAAGACGAGAAGGGCAGGCCGACAAGGAAGGCGGCTGCTCTTAAGAGATGGAAGTGCTAACCGTGGATCTTGCATTTGTCTGGAACGGCGCGCTGACGCTGTTTGTGGGCCTGTTTGCGTATGTGGCTCATGAAAAGTTCTCTGAGCTTGCGCGTATCACGATCTTGTTGAACAAGACCCGTGAGGAAATTGCACGGGATAACGTTACCAAGGCGGAAGTCGATCGCATCACGGATCACATAGATCAGCGATTTAATCGGTTGGAAAACAAGATTGACCAGCTGATTGAGTCTCAACGGAGAGTGTTATGAAAAAGCGCAAGGTAAAGCGTTACGACGAAGGCGGCACAACTGAAGCTGTTGAGATGCCGGAGATTACCGAAGAGACTGAGTCGGAGCGTCGGTCAAGAGATTTGCTGCGGCAGCAGGGCGAGGCCATTCGTGGCGAGGGTCCACGCACTATTGAGAAGTACATGTCCAACAAGCCTGCCACTCGGTCGGGCAGCTACACATCCCCAGTTGCAGAGACGTCAGCAGAAGATGAGGCAGAAGAAGTTCGCGCTGAGATGATGCGCCGCCGTGCTGCTGAGCGTCGTGCGCGTGAGCGTCGCAAGGCTGAAGCAGAAAGACAGAAAGCTGCTGAAAAACAATCTGTATTGCGCGGCGAGGAGTACGCAGCTCGCAAGATTGGTGAGGGATACAAAAAAGCAGCGGAAGCTGGCATGGCCAAACCAGCCGAGAAGAAGTCAGGCTTTGGTCCAAAGATTACATTTGGTACGCCGGCACAGTTGGAGAAAGCCAGAAAGGCTTATTACTCTGGCTTTAAGGCGGGCGGTAAAGTTTCGTCGGCATCTAAACGTGCAGACGGTATTGCCACTAAAGGCAAGACACGCGGGAGGATCTGCTAATGGCTACGCAACCAAAGCCAAAACCTGGCTCTGGCACTACAGAGGGTACGGATCCGGGATCGGCGGAACGCAATCTGCGTTTAATGTATGACGAGATGAAAGCTGACGAGCGCCAACGTAAGGCGCGCGAGCAGTATGACAAGGACAAGGCCAAGAACTTTAAGAAAGGTGGTCGTGTGAAACGATATGCAGACGGTGGCAATGTTTCCACTCAGCAGCCTACCTACCCGTTCTACGGCAATACGCCACAGCCTTCTACAACTCAACCAGAGACTGGCGTAAACCAAACTTTTAACATTCAGCCTTCTGCTTCAGCTGGTCAGCCTACTCAGATGAAGAAGGGCGGCAAGGTTTCATCTGCCTCTAAACGTGCAGACGGTTGCGCGACTAAGGGCAAGACACGCGGGAGAATGGTGTGAAACCGCAAGCAAAAGTTTCTCGTGTGATGCGGGAGTTTAAGAAGGGCGATCTGAAGTCATCGTCCGGTCAGAAGGTGACCAACCCCAAGCAGGCCATTGCAATTGGCCTTTCCGAAGCTGGTATATCCAAGAAAGCAAAAGGTGGCGAAATGAAAGAGTCAAAGGCAATGATGAAGAAGGAAGTGTCGTTCATGAAAAAGAAGGGCGCTCCTAAAGCTATGTTGAAGCACGAAGAGGCTGAGATGGGCGCAATGAAGCATGGCGGCAAGGTTAAGAAAATGGCAGGCGGTGGCCTGGCTGCTGGTCACAAATCAGCTGACGGTGTTGCCTCTAAAGGCAAGACTAAAGCCAAGCAGGTTGTGATGAAGGGCGCCGGCAAAGGCATGAAAAAAGGCGGCTACTGCTAATAGGGGTATGACATGATGCCTTCACGCGGGATGGGTGCTGTGCGCCCAGCGGTTATCAGGAAGATCAAGAAGCGGGACGGCAACGAACCCGTGACGATCTACAAGGACGGCGGGAAGGTAAACGCCGCTGGCAATTACACCAAGCCAGAACTGCGCAAGCGGATCGTGGCGCAGGTAAAGGCAGCGGCTACGCATGGCACTGGTGCAGGTCAATGGTCAGCCCGCAAGGCACAGCTAGTGGCAAAGAAGTATAAAGCGGCAGGAGGAGGCTATCGTGGCTAGCAAGTTTCCAGATCTCACCGGCGACGGCAAGGTAACGCAAGCAGACATCTTGAAAGGTCGCGGCGTTGAAGGTATGAAGAAAGGTGGCTCCACAAAAAAGTGGATCCAGAGCGCGATCAAGAAACCGGGCGCACTACGCGCTCAACTTGGCGCAAAAGAAGGCAAGCCAATCCCCGCTAAGAAACTGGCGGCTGCTGCTCAAAAACCCGGAAAATTGGGCCAAAGAGCGAGACTTGCTCAAACTTTGAAGAAGATGAAGTGATATGAAGAAGCGCAAGAAATTTGACGGTGGCGGTTCGGTGATGGATAAGCCGAACAAAGATATGCGCGACCCCGCATATCGCAAACAGCTAGAGCGTGAACAGGCGCTTGAAACTTCCACGCCAGAGTTAATGCTTGCGGGTTCTGCGATGGGGGCAAGGCCGGTCATCAAAAAATTAATGGCACGCTCTAAACAACCATCTAAATCTTTAACAAAAAATATTACGATTGGGCAAGATGTTGAAAAAGCAAATAAATACGGCTTGCCAAAAGAATTAAAAGACATCGCGAATGAGACAGAGCTAACGGAAAGGGGTTTAAAAGGCTTCATAAAATCCATGGGTCGTTTAGCGCTTGACATTCCAGCGCTAGACGCTTTGCGCAGAAGCTCTTTTAATAATTCACAAGAGGGCTATAAAAAAGGCGGAAAAGTATTGTCTGCCTCCAAGCGTGCAGATGGAATAGCGCAGCGCGGTAAGACGCGGGGTATGATGAAATGAAAGCCCCACAGCAAAGTTTAAAAGCGTGGGGCGAGCAAAAATGGCGCACAAAGAGTGGCAAGCCGTCCTCAAAGACAGGCGAGAGATATTTACCGGAGGCAGCGATAAAGTCACTGACACCGGCGGAGTACGCAGCAACGACGAAGGCAAAACGGGCAGGCAAGAAAGCTGGCAAGCAGTTCGTCGCGCAACCAAAACGTATAGCCCAGAAGACCGCGAGGTTTAGATAAATGGCTGAGACTACAACCACAACGAGCTTTAACCCAACGCTCAACGATCTTATTGAAGAGGCGTTTGAACGTTGCGGACTTGAGCTGCGTAGTGGCTATGATTTTCGTACTGCCCGTCGCAGCCTGAACTTCTTGCTGACAGAGTGGGCGAACCGAGGCATCAACCTGTGGACGATCGAGCAGGGTCAAATCACGTTAGTACAAGGGACACATACCTATGATCTGCCTATCGACACCGTTGATCTTCTTGAGCATGTTATTCGTACTTTCCCTGGCTCTACTGCCAACCAGATTGATATCAACATTAACCGGATCTCAGTATCCACGTACGCAACCATCCCAAACAAACTGACGCAAGGGCGCCCGATTCAGGTTTGGGTGAACCGTCAGTCTGGTCAGACAACGGATGGAGAAATAGCGTACCCGCAGATTAATGTGTGGCCAACGCCAGATCAGGGGACATTAGAGTCGCCGTACTATTACTTTGTGTACTGGCGGCTGCGCAGGATATTTGACGCCGGCAACGGTGCGAACGTGGAAGATATTCCATTCCGTTTCCAGAACTGCTTGGTAGCGGGCTTGGCGTATATGCTGGCCATGAAGCTGCCGAATGCGTTTGAGCGGTTGCAGATGTTGAAGGCGCAGTATGACGAGGCATGGGAAATGGCAGCTGGGGAGGATCGTGAGAAGGCGCCAGATCGTTTAGTGCCACGGATGATTACTTATAGGTGATGTATGCCTAGCCCATTTGACAGAGATGATTTGCTGTTAGCTTGGATCGCTGGTTTTTTTGACGGCGAAGGGTGCGTCATTGTTGAGCTATCAAACATGCCAGGCTGCATTAGGGGTAAAAGAACTTCATTGCATGCAACATTGACTCAAACCAGCACAGACTGCCTTGAGATTGTTAAGGAGCGGTTTGGCGGAAACATTAAAGTGTCAGACGTGCGCAAAGAGAATACGCGACGGTGGGCAGTGCAATACACATGGGTAGTCAGAAATGAAAACGCCTTAAAGTTTTTTAAGGAAATATTACCGTACGCTATAGTTAAAAAATCTCAGATTGAGCTGGCCTTGCAGTATCCCTTATTTAATGAGCAGGGTAAAAAGTTTGGCCGGGCAGACAATCCGATTCCAGATGATGTATGGGAAAAAAGATTGCAGATTAGGTTGGGTTTGCAAGAAATTAGGCAAAGCATGAAAACTGCCGCAACTGTGCTAGAGGCTGCATAATGCCTAGCAAGTATGCATCGGGCAAAAGATCTATTGCTGAGTGCGATAGATGCGGTTTTCGCTACATGCTTAAGGAGCTAAAAACTCTTACCATTAAGACAAAGAATGTAAAGATTAAGGTATGCCCAACGTGTTTTGAGCCGGATCAACCTCAACTTAGCCTTGGTCTTTACCCAATTAATGATCCACAAGCCGTACGGGAACCAAGGCCGGATGTCAGTTACACCCAGTCTGGTTACACGGGGATTCAGACAAAGTTTCAAACTGGACCTGCTGAAGATGAGACTGGATATCCGGGCGGTGGTAGTAGGATTATTCAATGGGGCTGGTATCCAGTAGGCGGATCTAGGGCTAACGATGCTGGACTGACGCCAAACAATTTGGCAGTGCCTGGGGTAGTAAATAGCGTAACGGTATTAACAACGTAGGAGTTCAAAATGGATACGAGCAAGATGAAGTCTATTGCTTCCAAGGCGGTCAAAACCCACGAGAAGCGTATGCACAACATGGCAAAAGGTGGCGTAACTGGCGAAGCCATGAAAAAATACGGGCGGAATGTAGCGCGCGCGATGAATCAGCGTGGATCTGGAAGGGGTCGATAATGGCTAAGTTTTCCCAAAAGGTAAAAGGCAAAGAGGTTGGCTCTGCATCCACGTACGCTCAGCCGCATACGATGGAAGGCAGCGCGACGAACGTTAATGCCTACAGCGGATATACGCCTGGTGCTAAGGTGCTAGACCAGATTAACCCGTCGATCGGCGGTATTAGCAAAGGCAACTACAAGCCGATCAATCCATACGGTGTTGGTGAGATGCGTGGTTACGGCGCGGCTACCAAAGGGCGCAAGATCAGCGGGAAGATGGGCTGAGATGACATATACAGAGCTAGTCAACGCCATCAAGGCGTACACAGAGAACTACGATTCAGACTTTGAATCGTACATTCCCACGTTTGTCCGGCAGACGGAGACGCGGGTATACAACTCTGTGCAGATTCCTGCGCTGCGTAGGAACGTGACTGGCCTGCTAACGGCAGAGAATAAATATCTGTCGGCGCCATCTGACTTCTTGGCGGTGTACTCACTGGCAGTAGAGGATCAAGAGGGACAGTATCACTACTTGCTGGATAAGGATGTGAACTTTATCCGCGAGGCGTATCCCACGCCCACAGATCTTGGCCTGCCTCTGTACTACGCCATCTTTGGCCCGACAGTGGTGAACAACTCGGTTACGACAGAGCTAACGTTCATCTTGGGGCCGACACCCAATCAGGCGTACAACGTAGAGATGCACTACTACTATTACCCTGAGTCGATTGTGACCGCAGGGACTACGTGGCTGGGCGACAACTTTGATCCAATCCTTCTGTATGGTTCCTTGAGAGAAGCGATTTTGTTTATGAAGGGCGAACAGGATATAGTTTCTTACTACGAAAAAATGTATCAAGAGGGACTATCTCAGCTTGTGAGACTTGGTGCTGGTCTAGAGCGTCAGGATTCATATCGTTCTGGACAAGCTCGAGTAAAGGTTTCAACATAATGAAATTAACAAGGAAAGAAGCATTGCTTGCCAAGGAATCCCAATATTTCACTGGGGTTCCTTGTAAGCATGGGCATTTGGCTGCAAGACGAGCAAAAACTGGTGAATGCTTAAAATGCAGAGCTTTAAAATTAACAGTCTGGAGAAAAGAAAATTGTGAAAAAGTAAAAATTCACAACACTCACCAGTACAAAAAACATTCTGAAAAAATAAAAATACAAGCGAAAAAATATTACATTGAAAATTCTGACGTAGTTAAACAAAAACAAAGAGAGTATCAAAAGAAAAATATTTCAAAATATATTGCAAATAACACAAAAAGAGAATTGTCAAAAAAACAGAGAACGCCGGCATGGCTTACGGAAGAAGATTATTGGATGATTGAACAGGCCTATGAGTTGGCTACTTTGCGAACTAAACTTTTAGGGTTTCCTTGGAGCGTAGATCACGTTATTCCATTGCAGGGCAAAAATGTCTCTGGGTTGCATGTGCCGATAAATTTACAAGTTATTTCGGCTAAAGCAAATCGACAAAAGTCCAATAGGTATGAGGTGACGTAATGGCGCTCCGTCAAGGATTGACCACAAGTTTTAAGAAAGAGATTTTGCTGGGTCAGCACAATCTGGAATCGAACACGCTGAAGATTGCGTTGTATACGGCGCTGGCAACCCTTGATGAGAACACGACTGAGTACACCACAACCAACGAAATTACTGGTACGGGGTACACGGCAGGCGGTGAGACGCTATCGGGTGTGTCTGTGTCAACGTCAGGGCTAATTGCGTACGTGAGTTTTGACAATGTGGTGTGGGATCCTGCGTCGTTTACGGCTAGAGGCGCGTTAATTTATAACGAGAGTGTTGGCAATAAGTCGATTGCAGTTTTGGATTTTGGGTCAGACAAGATCACGACAACGAAGTTTACTATTGAGGTCCCGCCAGACACGGCAACGGCGGCGATTATTCGCATAACGTGAGGAGTTATCATGCAAGTAGAACAGGCCAAAGCTAACGACATTGTTACCAGCACGGTAACTCGCACGGGATCAACTGTTGATACTGCCTATGCCGGCGGTGTATTTCACTTTGAGTGCTATGACATGAATGGCAATCTCAAGTGGGAAGACAGCTGCCATAACTTGGTGGTCAATGTCGGCTTGAAGTTTATCAACGACACGGTACTGACCGGATCTGGTTACACGGCGGCGTGGTATGTGGGATTGATCACTGGTCCAGCAGCTAACACGACGATCAGCGCTACAGATACGCTGGCATCTCACGGTGCAACAGGTTCTGGCGGCTGGACAGAAGATACCAATTACTCGGGCAGCAGGCCGGCGATTACGTTTGGCGCGGCTACTACTGCTAATCCAGCGGTATCGACTAACGGCACAGCTGTGCAATTTACGATGAACGGCACAACGACGGTTGCAGGCGCATTCTTGGCAAACGTTGCATCTGGCACGTCAGGTACGCTGCTGTGCGCATCTGACTTCCAAGCGCCAGGCGATCGATCGGTGGTAAGTGGTGACGTGCTGAATGTGACCTACACATTCAACATGGCTGCTTAATAAGGGGTAGATCATGTTCAAAAAGGGTGATGTAGTCCGCGCGAAGGTAACTGTACCGCAGGGTCCGATTACCAAAATGCGCATGGATGAGGATGGCGTGGTTGAGTATTTGGTGGAGTGGACTGACGGCGCTGGGATGGTGCAGCAGCGTTGGTTTACGGAAGATCAGATTGAGGCTGTGGGCTAAACATGCCAGAGGGCGGCTGGTCTTCTGGCGCATGGGGTCAGGCTGGCTGGGGTTGTTCTGTTTATGACAGAGCTGCCTCAGATTCTGCTACTGCGTCTGAGGCGGCAACCGCAACAATTAATTTTGGTTGTGCGGTAGCTGAAACGGCAACAGCGTCAGATTCTTGTATTCGGTTTTTAAGTTTTTCTGGTGTTGTAAGTGAGACGACAACAGCTTCTGAGTCTGTATCTGCGGGCGCGGAGTTTGCGGTAAATGTATCTGAGACGGCAACTGCTTCAGACAGTGTATCGGCTGGTGCGGTGTTAGGAGCCAATGTTTCAGAGACGGCGACGGCATCAGATCAAGTAAGTGCAGCACAAACATTTGTTACAGCTATTGTAGAAACGGCCACTGCATCTGACCAAGTTTCAGCATTAGCAGAGTTTATGGCGACGATTTTAGAGTCGGCGTCAGCATCAGATCAGTCAAGTTGTTTGGTAAATTTTGCAGTATCAGTTTCTGAGACGGCGACGGCATCTGAGACGTGTTCGGCAGCAGCGTCTTTTATAGTCAACATTATAGAAACAGCAACGGCATCAGACAGCATAACGAGACGATTGTTGTGGGAATTGATAGATGACAACCAGACGGTCAACTGGCAAAATGTTAGCAACAATCAAACGGAAACTTGGGATGATGTAGCCAACAACCAGACGGTGACTTGGCAGAAAATCAACACGATATAAAAGGGAAGCATCATGGCAAGCACTTATAGCAGCCTGAAGATTGAGTTGATTGGTTCGGGCGAGCAGGCCGGTACGTGGGGAACCACGACAAACACCAATCTTGGTACGGCGGTAGAGGAAGCCATTACAGGTTCTGCCAACGTTACGTTTGCAAATGCTTCTGTAACTCTGACGCTGACAGACACTAACGCGACACAGACCGCTCGCAACCTGCGGCTTAACTTAGTCGGCACGGCAAATGCTGCTTATAACTTAATTGTTCCCGCGATTGAGAAGCAGTATATCGTCAACAATACTCTGTCATATCCAATCACTGTTAAGAACTCTACTGGCAACGGTATTGAGGTTGCGCCCAGCACGACGCAAGTTGTGTTTAACGACGGCACAGATGTAAACCTAGCCAGCACGGTTTATCTTGGTGTACCGCAATCAGGGTCAGATAAAACTGCCGAATACACATTAGCATTGTCTGACCGCAGCAAAGTTGTGGCGATCGGGTCAGGCGGATCTATCAACGTGCCTGATAGTGTGTTTAGCAACGGCGATGCAGTGTTGGTGTTTAACAATACGAACGCCACGTCTAACATGACGATGAGCATCACGACTGCGTATATCGCCGGCGCGGATACAGATAAGGCTTCGATCTCCTTGGCCACCAGGGGCGTAGCAACTATTCTGTTTGTAAGCGGAACTACCTGCGTTGTGACTGGGAACGTATCGTAATGCCACTAATCCTCAAAAACAGAGTCAAGTCCACTACCACGACGACGGGTACTGGCACGATCACGCTCGGCTCCGCTGCGGCAGGCTATCAGGATTTCTCTGTCATTGGTAACGGCAACGAAACCTACTACGTCATCAAGAGCGCGACAGAGTGGGAAGTTGGCAAGGGTACGTACACTTCTTCCGGTACCACGTTATCCAGAACACAGGTCTTTGGATCGTCTAACAACGGTGCGTTAGTCAACTTTTCAGCAGGTACGAAAGATGTGCTGTGTGCTTATCCATCAGCAGCTACAGCAGGCGGTGTTCCGTATGGCGATGACAGCTCGGTAGGCACTGACTTATCAGGCTGGCAGGCGTTTTCTACAGCGTTGAATAATGGTGTAGTAGGTGGGCAGACGTTCGGGAACAATAATACGAACGGAGTGGTGAGTACGTATTCATTGGTTTATACGGCATCAAGTGCGTATAGGGGCGGTGTTTTAGATGTAAATGGAAATTTAAATTTTATTCCTTTCTCTGGCGCGGTTGGGCAAAAAGTATCTTTAACAGGAGCTGTGTCAACATATTCAATTTTATTGTCTGGAGATGGATCAAAATATTCTGGCGGCGTTCTTGCCTCTAATGGGGATATTTATTTTGTGCCTTGGGTTTCGGTTGTAGGACAAAAGATAAACTCGTCTGGCGTTGTTTCAACTTATTCAAGTCTAAACAATAGTTATTCTGGAGGCGTTTTATCCCCAAGTGGAGAAGTGCATTTTATTCCGTTTGGCGCGGCTACAGGACAAAAAGTATCCGCATCGGGCGTTGTTTCAACTTACTCGTTGGTCTATACAAATGGGTCTGGCGCATACTTTGGAGGCGTATTAGCCCCTAATGGAGACATTCATTTTGTTCCTTATTCCGCCGCTGTTGGTCAAAAAATATCTACATCAGGAGTTGTTTCGACTTATTCTTTGGTATATACAAATACAGCGATAGCTGCATATTCTGGAGGCGTTTTAGCTCCTAATGGCGATATACACTTTATTCCCAGAAGCGGAGTTGTTGGGCAAAAAATATCTGCCTCTGGTGTCGTGTCTACGTATTCATTGGTATATACAACAACTGGCGCATATTGGGGCGGCGTGCTTGCTCCCAACGGCGACATACATTTTGTTCCGGGAAGTGCAAATAGAGGTCAAAAAATATCCGCAGCGGGCGTTGTTTCTACTTACTCTTTGGCCTATACGATAGCCAATAGTTATACAGGTGGAATTTTGATGCCTAATGGCGACATACATTTTGTTCCGTTTAGCGCAGCCGTAGGCCAAAAAATCTCCACCAACCCCGGCGCACCGCTCGGCCCCGGCATTTGCCTTAGCCCATTCTTGAACAAGCTATGACATTCGTACTCAAAGACCGCATAAAGGTAACTAGCACCACGACTGGTACGGGTACGTTCACACTCGGCGCTGCGTCAACTGGTTATCAGGACTTCTCTGGCATCGGCAACGGTAATCAGACTTACTACACGATCACCAATGGAACAGACTGGGAAGTAGGGATAGGCACTTACACTTCTAGCGGTACTACGCTGTCTCGGGATTATGTACTGGCGTCATCTAACAGCGGCGCGAAAGTAGATTGGGCGGCAGGCAGTAAAGATGTCTACGTCCCGCAGCCCGCAGAGAACACGCAGGGATCAGCCCCGACAGCAGACAACAGCAGTATTGGCACTGACGGGGTGGCGTTCGACAACTTCCAGAAGAACCTACAGCTAAGCGTCAACGGTGGTGTGACGTTTAAGAACAATAATACGAATGGAGTGGTGAGTACATATTCGTTGATTTATACAACAAGCACTGGCGCTTATTCTGGTGGCGTTCTTTCCCCAAATGGAGATTTGCATTTTGTCCCAGAAAAAGCTGCAAGAGGGCAAAAAATAAATACAAGCACAGGTGTTGTTTCTACATATTCATTAATTTATACAACGTCTCTTGGCGGCGCGTACAGCGGTGGAGTATTGGCTCCTAACGGTGATATACATTTTGTTCCATTTAGAGCGCCAAGGGGGCAAAAAATAAATGCGTCAGGCGTTGTTTCTACTTATTCTTTGGTATATACGGCAACTGAAGGATATTTGGGCGGCGTTCTTGGAGTTGACGGGTCAATATATTTTGTGCCACAAACTGGCGCCGTAGGGCAAAAAATATCTACGACTGGTGTTGTTTCTACATATTCATTAATTTATACAAACGCGTCTGGCGCATACTCTGGCGGAGTTTTAGCCCCTAACGGTGATATACATTTTGTTCCGCATTACGCTGCCGTAGGGCAAAAAATATCTACGGCGGGAGTTGTGTCAACATATTCGCTAACCTACACCGCAAACAATGCGTATCAAGGTGGCGTTCTTGCGCCTAACGGAGATATACATTTTGTTCCACATGCTGCGGCAGTGGGTCAAAAAATATCGGCAACTGGAGTTGTGTCAACATATTCGTTGGTTTATACAACAAGCAGTGGGGCATATATTGGCGGCGTACTAGCCCCTAATGGGGACATTCATTTTGTTCCAAATTGGGCAAATAGAGGACAAAAAATATCAGCAGTAGGCGTTGTATCTACGTACTCACTAAATTACACAGTTAATGATGCTTACGCAGGCGGAATACTTGCGCCAGATGGGAATATTTATTTTGTGCCTTCTGGTGCTGCCGTAGGTCAACGCATCTCCACCAACCCCGCCATACCTTTCGGCATAGACACTTGCCTAAGCTCTTACCTGAACAAGTTCTGAGGATTCAATCATGCCGTATGTTGTCAAAGACAGAGTAAAAGTAACCAGCACAACGACAGGCACTGGCACGTTCACACTGGGTGCGGCGGTCGCAGGATTTCAAGACTTCTCAGCTATTGGCAATGGCAATCAGACTTACTACTGCATCACTAACGGTACTGCTTGGGAAGTAGGCATAGGCACATATACGTCATCTGGTACGACGTTATCCCGCGACACAGTTCTGGAATCCTCTAACAGCAACAACAAGGTTGACTGGGCGGCTGGAACTAAAGATGTGTTCTGTACTTACCCCGCAGATGCGACAGAGGGTACAGTGCCGACAGCAGACAACAGCAGCGTTGGTACGGATTTGTATGCTTGGACTAACCTGAAGAAGCAGCTAGACGCAGGGGTAATTAATGGTGTGCCGTATGCCAACGGTAATATGAGTGGGATGGTGAGTACCTATTCATTGGTGTATACAGCTGGCGCAACTGTTAATGGGTCTTATGCTGGCGGTGTATTGGCTCCTAATGGTGACATTCACTTCATACCTTTTACAACAGTAGGTCAAAAAATAAATTACTTAACTGGAGTTGTTTCTACATACAGTTTGGTAAGAACTGCCGGAAGCACTAATTATTGGGGAGCAACTTTGGTAGGAAATGGAGATATTATAATGTCTCCTTATGGAACTAACGTAGGACAAAAAATAAACTCGTCGGGCGTTGTATCAACATTTAGTTTGGTAAATGTTGCTGGATATTCTGGCGCGGTTCTTTCTCCAAGCGGAGAAACGCACTTTATTCCTTGGGATGCAGCTGTTGGTCAAAAAGTATCTGCGGCAGGAATAGTTTCCACTTACACATTGAGATACACAGTTGCTGGCAATGCTTATTTTGGCGGCGTACTTGCGCCAAATGGAGAGATACATTTTGTTCCGGGGACTGCTAATAGAGGTCAAAAAGTAGCAATTGATGGAACAGTATCTACTTATTCATTAGTTTACACAACTCCTAGTGCCTATCGAGGAGGGGTTTTAGCCGCAAATGGTGATATACACTTTATTCCCTTGAATGCCGCTGTAGGACAAAAAGTATCTGTTACGGGTGTAGTTTCTACTTATTCACTAGTTGTTGCTGGTGGATATGCAGGTGGAATCTTGGCGCCAAATGGAGACATTCACTTTATCCCTAGCGACGCAACAGTTGGTCAAAAAATATCAGCGGCTGGCGTTGTGTCTACCTATTCTTTAGCTTACACACTTAGCGGGGGTAACGCATATAGAGGTGGAGTTTTAGCCCCAAACGGAGACATTCACTTTATTCCATTTTTAGCAAGAGTAGGTCAAAAAATATCTACAAACACAACAAGACAAATAGGCTACGCTTTATCGCCGTTTTTTAATAAGTTTTAACCACCACACAAAGGGAGAGCTTGTGTATAGCAGAGAGAAAATAGTTGCCGTAATGCAGGAGATTTACGACGAGTCCAAAACAATCAAGCCGTACGTCGTAATTGCTCAGCCACGCCGTGACCTAAACGAAACAGCAGCACAGAACTTTGACGGGTACGACGGGCTACACGTTGACCTGATGGGCTTCTCACATGGCTTTTGCAACATCGGCGGTGAGAAGGTAGACGTTGCCCGTAACTACCTGATAGAGCAGGCGCTGGAGTCTGGTGCCAAGTATCTACTGTTTATCGGGGAAGATACGGTTGTCCCATACGACGCATTCAAGAAGTTGCTGAGAACGTCGGAAGAACATCCTGACGCGGTGATCACAGGTGTCTACTACATCAAGTGTTCAGACGCCATGATCATGGTGCGGGAGGGTGATTGGATTACGATCCCTGATGTCGCGCCTGGGCAGTTGATTGAAGCATGGCAAACTGGCATGGACATTATGCTGATCCCAATCAGTATCCTAAAGGCCATGAAAGAAGAGGAGCCAGAGCTTCCTTTCTGCTGTATCGGCAACAACATCAACGATGAGATTCCGTTCATTGGGGAAGACAACTTCTTCGTTCACCGCCTGCATAAGCGCGGCACTAAGTTGTTGGTGAATACAGACGTTCAGTGTCTGCACATGGATTTGGCGACAGGTATGTACACCGCCCATCCGTCGGTAGACCTAAAGAACTACTACACCAACATCAAGCCTACCCGTCCGCTGACGCTGGATGACAAAGACTTCATCGACAAGCGCTGGCATGATCGGTTGCCTAAAGGTACTGGTGGCGCCAACTACGCTGCGATCATTGCTCAGATGATGGAAGAGAATCAGCCTATCCGCTTCAACATGGGCTGTGGTCGTGATCGGCTGGAAGGCTACATGGGCGTGGACATGCACAGTGACACGGCTGATATTAAGCAGGACATCATGGAGCTTGATCTACCGGAGAACTGCGCAGACGAGATATTTGCCAGCCATGTTATTGAACACATGCCGCAGCACCGTGCGCCGGAAGTTTTGGGCAAGTGGTTGGCTACGCTAAAAGCTGGCGGCAAGCTGGTAATGGAGCTGCCTGACTTAGCGGCCTTGTGCAAAGACTATCTGGAGCAAGACGGCGAAGATCAGCGCATGACGGCTATGTGTATCTTCGGGGCGCACGTAGATCGGTTGACACCTGAGACTCAGGAGAAGGGTGCCTTGTCACCTCATCTGTGGGGCTACACGCCGAAGTCATTGACAGATTTATGTATGAACGTAGGATTTAAGGACATCCAGATTCTGCCTGCACAGGGGCAGCATCCGGGCAAGAACTTTAGATTGGAGGCTACAAAATGATTTCACTTGAGGGTATTGCGTCCAACCTTGCAAACGAGGAGCGTGGGCTGGCCTATCTGAAGGTTGAGCATAACGGGCAGACGTATGACTGGCAGCTATTTGTCCCGCAAGGGGCGGATCTGTCGGCATACATCGCATCCAAAGAGGCGGCTATTAAGGCGGACATTGATGCCAAGGAAGCTGTTTGGGCTGCGCTGACACCGAAGACCCGCGAGATTCCTGACCCGTTTGGTGGTGAGCCGACGGTTGTGGATATTGATAAGTCGGAGATTGTGCGGCCCGACAACCCTGATTACTACGCTAGGCGTCGGGCTGAGTACCCAGCCCTTGGCGAGCAGTTGGATGCGCTGTGGAAAGGTGGTGAGGCAGCGGCTGCAATGACTGCCAGGATTGCAGAGATCAAAGCCAAGTATCCGAAACCATGACATTTGTCCTGACTAAAGATCACGCTAACAAGCTGATCAGGATAGAAGAATCCTCGGTGGTAGTAATACCAACCGGGGAATTTTCTATGGGCGATGCGCTAATTCTGTACAACAGTTCTGACAAGTCAATCAGCCTGGAATCCAGGGTGGTTAATTCTTACCAGTCATGCAGGATGGGTCGGCGTCAGTTCTTTGAATGGCCGCCAAGAGGGCTGATAAATGTACTGTTTGTTAATGACGATGAGTTAATCGTTACAGTGGGGTACTAATGAGCGGAATACTATTAGCGTTTTTTAACGTTGCTGGTGGCGCTACTCCGGTAGGCGTTGTTGCTGACGGCACGTTTTCTGGCGCGCCGATTGCAGATGTTTCATTTGGCGGGTAACTAGGATGTGGATCCGCTAACTCTTTTGGCTGCTGCTAACGCGGCGGTCGCGGCAGTAAAGAAGGGCGTTGCGCTCTATAAAGAAATTAAGGGCGCAGCGGGCGAAGTCAAAGAAGTATTGGATGACTTGAAGGCGCAGTACGAAAAAGTAACGGGCGGGAATCCAACGCCAGCACAGAAGCAGCAGTACCACGCGGAAGTACAGCGTGTGCAGGAGATAGCCAAGGCTGATCCAAATGATGTGTTTACTGACATTGGCACTCAGCTTGGCGCATTGATGGATAGCTATGACGCCATCAGTAAGGCGTTCTTGAAAGAACAGTTGGAAGCAAAGCAGGTATATCGAGGTGAAGAGAGCATCGGCAGACGAGCGTTGAAACGTATTCTTATTACAACAAGGCTAGATGCAATGTTGGCAGAAATTAGAGAGACGATGGTATACCAAGCCCCGCCTGAATTAGGCAATCTTTGGGGCAAGTTTGAAGAGATGTGGCAGCGGATTATCGTTGAGCAGGAGGAAGCCCACGCGGAGGAACTGAGGTTGGCTCAGATAGCAAGATGGCGACGCAAAAGAAGAATAGCGGAACTCAGGGCAAAAGCAGTGTGGATTTCAGCAGTCGTTTTCGTAATAGCGTGGGCGGTGGGTCTAATGTGGCTGACAACGAGAAGCGCAACTCAGAGGACGTACCTTGGTCACTTATCGTGGTAGTGATGACTGTGCTGTTGATGTTTTTCATCATCATGCCGGTGTTAGCTTTTATGTACTACGACATGTATTACGCAACGCAGGCGGCGGTGCATGAAGTCAGGAAGATGCGGGAACTGCGCAAAGAGATACAGATTGAACGGATGTACGGACAATAAGGAGCGGTGATGCTGACACTTATCTCAACCATCGGCGGCTACATAGTCGCTCTCTTCCCAAGACTGTTTGACATGCTGCAAGATCGTGCGGACAAGAAGCACGAGCTGGACATTATGCAAATGCAGATGCGCCAGCAGTTATCGTTGACCGAGCGTGGCTATTCTCCAGCAGATAAGACCGAGGAAGTGCGCGGCAACGACGAGCAGGATCATCAGCAATACATGGCCCAGATGGGCATGATCTACAACAATCAAGAGAAGCTACTGGAATCTTCTTCTCAGTGGGTCAAAGACATGACTGCGGCTACCCGTCCGTTCGTCACGTTCATCTTCGTGCTTGAGCTGGTGCTGATCAACCTGCTGACTATGCTGTGGATCTTCCTGCATGGCGACAAGGTGACATCGATTGGTGAGCTAATTCAGATCATGGAGATTGTGTTTGACGCAGACGAGATGGCGCTGCTGGGTACGATCATCGCCATGTGGTTTGGTTCTCGTGGTAACTCGAAGGCTGGCAAATGAAACTGCCGGTTGCCACAATTGCAATGATTAAGCACCACGAAGGTGTTCGATACAAGCCGTACAAGTGTCCGGCTAAGTTGTGGACGATTGGGGTAGGGCATGTGCTTTACCCTGAGCAGGGCAAGATGCCGATAGATCAGCGCGACAAGTTTGCGCTCAAGCCGGAGGACTTCCGTGTATTTAGCAAAGACGAAGTGGATAAGATCCTTGAGAAAGACCTACAGCGCTTTGTCGCTGGTGTTCTTCGTTACTGCCCTGACAATCTTAACGAAAATCGCTTGGGGGCGTTGGTCAGCTTTGCATTCAATGTTGGGCTAGGCACACTCCAGCGGTCTACTCTGCGGCAGAAGCATAATCGTGGAGACTTTGAAGGCGCAAAGCAGGAGTTTCTGAAGTTCACTAAAGCTGGCGGCAAGGTTTTGCCGGGGCTGGTGAAGCGCAGGAATGATGAGATAGCGCTGTATTTTGCGGAGCCGAAATGAATCCTTGGTTGATACTTGGCGCTGTTCTTGCCATTGGCGCGGCAGCAGTAGGGGGATATCATACGGGTAAGGAAAGCGGCATGGCAGAAGTGCAGCAGGCGTGGGACAAAGAGAAGACCGCGCAGTATGCTCAGTACGCTAAGGCTATGGAAGAATCTGTTGAGATACAGCAGCAGCTCCAGATGGGGGCAGACAAGTTGAGACAGGAGAAGGATCGTGAGATTCGGGATATTACTGCTAGGAATACCGCTCTTGCTAACAGCCTGCGCGACCGCCAAAGTCGCCCCACCACCCCTACCAGTTCCGTGTCCGGTTCCGCCAGCGCTGGACAAAGTGCCTGTACCGGAAAGCAGCTTTACCGAGAGGATGGCGAATTTCTTGTCGGGGTCGCTAGAGAAGCTGACGAACTCCGGGCAGCCCTCAAACAATGCTACGCCCAGTACGACGCAGCAAGACAAACGGTGAAATAAATGCCACTACAGCAGCTACAGTTCAGGCCTGGCGTCAATCGCGAAGGCACGACGCTGGCCAACGAAGGCGGTTGGTTTGAATGCGACAAGATTCGTTTTCGCTCTGGGTACCCTGAAAAGATTGGTGGCTGGACGCCGATTACCAACCAGACTTATGACGGTGTAGCTAGGAATCTAATTAACTGGATTACTAACAAAGGTTACAACCTGCTGGGGGTTGGTACTAACACTAAGTACTACATTGAGAGCGGTGGCTTCTACAACGATGTCACGCCGTTTCGCGTCTTTGCTGTTACAAATACAGCAGCAAATATCTTTTCTGTTACCAACACGTCGGCCAACGTCACAGTTACTGTTACCAATCACAATCTTGTGGCGGGCGATGTTGTTTACTTTGAAAACTCCAGTGCGGTAGATGGTATTCCTGCGGCGCAACTAAACACGCGGCATCTTGTTGCATCAGTCACAAATGCGAATGCGTTTGTGGTAACAGTTACTTCTTCTGCCAACAATACTACGACAGGCGGCGGCAACGTTACCTACAGCCTGTATCCATTCCAGCAGCGACTAATAGATCCGTTTACGACGGTCAGTGGTTCTGACATTGTGACCGTTACAGATTTCAACCATGGTGCAATTAACGGAGATACGGTGTTCTTCTCCGGCGCTAGTGCGGTAGGCGGCCTGACTATTAATGGCGGTTATGAGATTACGTATATTGATTCCAATACGTATACGATTGACACAGACTCACCGGCATCTTCAAGTGCTACAGGCGGCGGTGAAGTTATTGCAGAGTATGAAATAAATATTGGTCTGCGTATATTTACTTCTTCGACTGGTTGGGGAGCTGGGCGCTGGGGTGGATTTAGCACCAACGCGGCGGTAGATTATTTGAACGGTGCGATTAACGCATCAGCCACCACAATCACTGTAGATTCTACAGCTGGTTTTTCAACAACCGGTACGATCTTAATTGATCAAGAACTAATCACATACACTGGGAAAACAGGCACTACGTTTACTGGTTGCACACGCGGGACAAACGGAACAACAGCGGCTTCTCATAACGACAACGCTACTGTTTACAACGCTAGTACGTTTAATGGCTGGGGTCAGTCTGCGGACACATCTACTGGCACGCAGTTGCGGTTGTGGAGCGCAGCTAACTATGGCGACTATCTCATCATCAATCCCAGAGATGGTGCGCTGTACATGTGGATACCAGAGTACAACATCAGTGATGAATTAGTTACGCTGACCACACATGCCAAGTTGCTATCGCTTGATAGCCCTGGGCTATACGAAACAGACGCCAGCTGTCCAGTAGTTTCAACCATGGTGATGGTGTCGGATTCGTCACGATTTGTCATATCGTTTGGGTGCAACGATTACGGATCTACGGATCAGAATCCTATGTTGGTGCGCTGGTCAGATCAGGAAAACTATGCGCTGTGGACGCCAGCCATTACTAACCAAGCAGGTAGTTTCCAGCTAAGTGCTGGGTCTTACATTGTCACAGCGGTACAAACTCGGCAAGAGATTCTGGTAATTACTGACAGTTCTATTTGGTCTATGCAGTACGTCGGCCCACCGTATGTGTGGAGCTTCAACATTCTGTCGCACAACATTTCCATTATTGGTCCAAACGCCATATCGGCGGCTAACAATATTGTGTACTGGATGGGAATGGACAAGTTCTACATCTACACTGGTCGAGTAGAAACGTTGCCTTGTTCGCTGCGTCAGTATGTTTACAACAACATCAACATGGATCAGAGCTTCCAGTTCTTTGCTGGAAGTAATGAGGCGTACAGCGAGATCTGGTGGTTCTATTGCTCGGCTAATTCAACGGTGATTGACCGTTACGTTATATACAACTACTTGGATAAGGTTTGGTACTACGGCACGTTGGAGCGCAGTGCGTGGTTGGATTCGTCATTGCGTGAGTATCCGATGGCAGCAACGTACAACAGGTCGATTGTGTTTCATGAGAATGGTGCTGACAACGTGGAGCTTTCGGGCGAGATAAACCCGATTGAGGCGTATATCCAATCTTCAGACTTCGATATTGGTGATGGTCATAACTTTGGTTTTGTGTGGCGCATCATCCCTGACATCACATTTGATGGGTCTACAACGCCAGCGCCAAATAAGCCGGAGGTTACGTTTACCGTGCGTCCGAGGCAAAACCCTGGCGCAGCTTATGGCTCAGGTGCAACGCCGACAGTTGAATCAGCACAATCGTATGCGAACCAAAGGCAGTACACGGTTCAAGAGTTTACGGAGATTGTGTACACACGGGTGCGCGGGCGTCAGATGGCGTTCAAGATCAGTTCCAACACTATTGGAACACAGTGGCAGCTAGGTGTGCCGCGAGTGGATGTGCGTCCTGATGGCAGGCGTTGATGGCAAATCTACCGGACAGACTAATACCGCTGAAATCCCCAGCTTTACCGTTGGGGCCAACAGAGTATTCGCGCCAGTATCAAGACCAGCTTAATAGCATCTTACGTCTGTACTTTTCTTTAATAGATAGTCAAAGCCAAGCGTTGTTTTCTAATACTGGCGGGCGGTTTCTGGCTATGCCGCACGGGTCTTTTTATGACACTGAGACACAGAGCGATGGCATTGATACTCCGAATGCCGTCCAACTGAACAGTACGTTCGTTGACGAAACAATAGGCTTTTCCATAGAGAACAACGCTAACGGCAATCCAACAAGGGTTGTCTCTGAGTATTCCGGTATTTACAACTATCAATTTAGTTTACAGCTTGAAAACCAAGACAACTCACAACATGAAGTTGCAATTTGGGTAAGAATTAATGATGAAGATGTAGATAGCACGTCTACCTTAGTTACGGTTCCAGCTCGAAAGTCGGCATCTATTTATGGGTATGCCGTGGCGGCATGGAATTTTGTGTTGCCCATGCAGGCTGGCGATTATTTTGAATTAATTTGGGCTACTGGCAGTACGCTGGTAACTCTCCCTGCGACAGCAGCGCAAACATCACCTTATCCAAGGCCGGCAGTTCCTTCAACAATACTGACCGTTTCTTTTGTTTCCGCGATACCCGCGTGATACTATTGACAAAACTTTCTAAAGGTGCGTTATGAGCCTTCATACTCTAGCTCAACAACTCCAAAGCGCTGGTAGGGGCGATGACAAACTCTTGGTTCACATGACCCCGCGTGAGGTTGGTGGACTACAGCAGCTGGCCATGGCGCACGGTGGTAGTTTAAGTATTAACCCACAGACTGGATTGCCAGAGGCTGGGATCTTAGGGAAGCTGCTTCCCACTGTGTTGGGATTTGCGCTCGGCCCAGCGGGCATGAACATTTCATTTGGCGGCTTATCCAGTGCGGCTTCTGCTGGATTAATTTCCGGTGCGGTCGGCACTCTTACCAGCGGCAGTCTGGGCAAAGGCATCATGGCTGGTCTAGGCGCTTATGGTGGCGCTAGTTTAGGGCAGTCGTTGGTGAACGCAGGCGGCGGTATTGGTCAAACATTCCCATTAACCGCTCCTACCCCTACCCCCACCCCTTCCTTAGCCAATATTCCTCCTCCTAAAGTTCCGCCAGTACTACAAGCCGCAACAGATCCATCTATGGGTGGTATGACAACCGGACCGCAGGGGGTACCAGTTTCAACAACAGGTAAGCCATTTGCTAACTGGGCGCAGGGAAATTTGGGTACAGGTGTAAAACCGCTTGATGTAAAAATTTCACAACCGTCAACAGATTTGCTTGGCGATAGACTTGGTGCCGACCGTATGAGGGCAGCCGGCAGAGGCGCTGCAAAAGTATTTGAAAGTCCAGAAACAGCATGGAGTTTTGCAAAAGAGAACATGCCATCTTTAGCGGCTATTGCAACATCTGCATCTAGCGACATTTTTGCTGGCCCACCTAAAGAAAAAGAAAAGTCTAAGGGCATGGAGAAGTACCGTTACGTCTATGACCGGCAGCCAATAGGCGTTGCGGCCTCAAGATCTGCTGAGCGCGACTACTTCCCCGGCGCTCGTTATGAACCAACAGGTGAATACTACGCGGCAGGCGGTGGGCTGATGGGGTTGGCCAATGGCGGCACGGTAGAGGATATGTCCCGCTTAAATGCAATCGGCGCTAACACTGGCTATCCTATGGCAAATCAGATGTCATCAGGATATGCAACGCCCGCAGAGCGCCCAATATCAGAGAATGTGATCCGTCCTCAAGGAGATGCCAACATAGATCCGTATACGGGTGAGCAGAAGTTTGCTGATGGTGGGTATACGCCACCGCAGGAGTACCGTCGTTATTACGGGGAAGGCAAGCCTCCGGGAGAAGATTACTATTACGTAAGTGGCGGTATGGGGCCAAGTTATTACATGTATCGTTCCGCCGGCGGGGCTGATGCAGATAGTGCAGGCGGCGTTTCAGGTTTCTTTGATCCAAACTACTTCAATCCCAAGACTGGTACATACGGCACTACAACGGCTGCTACGCCAAAGCTTGGCACTGAGGCGGTAGAGCAGACAAGAGAGACGCTGGAGCCTATGTATCAAAAGTATTTTGGGCGCGGTATTGATGAGGCTGGACTGGCAGCGTACACCGCCCGTCCATTCTCGGAAGCTGAGCTAGACAAAATCTTTACTGGATCAGAAGAGTACAAGCCTATTGCGGCGGCCAAAGCAGCGGCAGCAAAAGAAGCGAGCTACGCCACGCCTGAGCAGGCGGCAGACATTTATGAACGCGTAATGGGCAGGCAACCAGATATTGGCGGGTTGAAGTATTACGCTAAAACAAACCGCATGACTCCAGAAGAAATGGAAAAGTCTTTGCGTGGATCTGAAGAATATTTTTACAACCTAACAAAACCGTTTGTGCCAGCAATTACATACGGGGCTGGCAATATCGCGTCTATTGAGGGCGCTCCGTATTACGATCCAACTCAATATGGATTTCCTGCAAGTCAAACAAATGCCAGAAATGAAATTAAGGGCATGTATCAAAATCAACTTGGACGTATAGCAGATCCTCGTGGAGAGCAGTATTGGGCTGACACCATAGGTTCAGATAACCGACTAAGCCAAGAAGATGTAAACAGATTCCAAATTGAAGCAGCCAAGGAAATGCAATCTCGTCAGGCTGGTTATGCAAGCGGCGGCATCGCCGATCTAGGCGCGTATTCTGACGGTGGCAGATTGTTGAAAGGACCGGGCGATGGAGTATCTGATTCTATCCCTGCTGTCATTGGTGAGCGTCAGCCTGCTCGTCTTGCTGATGGTGAGTTTGTGATTCCTGCCCGTATTGTGTCAGAGCTTGGCAACGGATCTACAGATGCCGGCGCCCGCAAGCTGTACGCAATGATGGAAAGAATTCAGAGCGCACGTAAGAAGTCAGTAGGAAAAGGTAGGGTTGCAACTAATACTAAGTCGGAGAAATATCTGCCTGCATGAGTGAGCTTGTTTACAAGTGTGAAGACTTCTTTGACTTCTTGCCGGAAATGGAAAAACTCCTGCCGGTTCACTATGATGAGTTGTGTGTAACAAAAGACTTCCCGCTGGCGCCTGACTATGACCAGTACAGAAAAGTCAACGATGCGGGAATGTTATGTTGTGTGACGTGTAGATGTGATGATGAACTTATTGGCTACATTATTTTTTTCTTGCAGCCGCACATACATTACAAGACCTGCATGACAGCGTTTGAAGATGTTTACTACGTAAGTCCAGAGCATCGCAGGGGTAGAGTTGGAATTAGGCTATTTCAGTATGCAGAGAAGGTGTTGCGTAACATCGGCATTAACAGAATTATTTTGCACACAAAGATTCATTTAGATAACTCTCGGTTGTTTGAGTATCTTGGATACAAAAACTCCGACAAGGTGTACACAAAATTATTGTAGAGGTGGTTATGAGTTACTCCCGCAGACAGCTTGAAGCCCTTGGCGAACCGTTAGGCGAAAGCGTAACCCGCGTTAAGCCGGGCGGAAGAATTTATGGCGGAGGTGATTCTGCTGCGCCTACTTCAATGACGCAGACTTCTCTTACGTATGGGGAAGAGTTTCAGCCGTTTGCCAAAGAGTTAATGAAGCGAGCGGGCGCGTTAGCTAGTCAGCCATACGAACGTTATCAGTACAACCGCATAGCAGGATTTGATCCTATGCAGCTGCAAGCCCAGCAGGCTGCGGCAAATATGCGTGTATCTCCGTATTTGGGGCAGGCTGGTGGAATTGCTGGCAACGTTGCCAACCGCGCGATGAACATTAATTACACGCCTGCACAATTTCGAGAAGAGCGAGTAGCTGCTGAACGTGCTGCTGCTGAACGCGCATCTACTGGCCGGTTCACAGATCCCGGTGTCGCACAGTCTTACATGTCTCCGTACATGCAGAATGTGGTGGACATTCAAAAGCGTGAAGCACAGCGTCAGGCAGATATTGCAGGCACACAGCGTGGTGCTGAGGCGGTGCGGTCAGGCGCGTTTGGTGGATCACGTCAGGCAATTATGGAAGCGGAAGCCCAGCGTAATCTAGCTCAACAGATGGGTGACATTCAGGCGCGCGGATCTCAGGCTGCATACGAGCAAGCAGCACAGCAGTTCCAGACAGATGAGCAGCGCAATCTGGCCATGCAGCAGGCTAATATTCAGGCTCAGTTGCAGGCAGCTTTAGCCAACCAGCAGACAGGTTTGGCAGCAGCACTGGCTAACCAGGCTAAGAATCTTGAGGCACAGCAACTATCGGAACAGTCCCGTCAGTTTGGTGCGGATCTGGGGTTGCGTGGATTGCAAACAGCGCTACAGGGATCCAGTCAGTTAGGCCAACTAGGTCAGCAGCAATTTGGTCAAGCCAAAGATATCGTGGGTATGCAGGCAACCGCTGGCGCAGAAAGACAGGCTATGCAGCAGCGTAAACTTCAACAAGATTATGAGGACTTCTTGCAGCAGAAGAAGTTCCCATATCAGCAGTTACAGTTTGCGCAAGAGATGTTGCGTGGCATGCCGATGTCTTCGACAGAATCAATTTACCGTGCGCCAGCTTCTGCCGCTTCTCAACTTGGCGGTCTTGCTGCTATGTACTTGGGTGGTCAGCGGGCAGGATATTTTGCAAGCGGCGGTCTGACAGACTTGGCGCTATACAACATGACGAGGTAAGAAATGGCTATCCCCGGCATTCAAGAGATACAGGCGCTGGCGACTAAGTACAGCAAGCCTCAGTTGCAGAAGATGGCGCAGATGGGTTTGATAGACCCGACCAAGGCCGTGATGGCTGGGATGATGATCGACCGCATCCAGAAGCAGAACATGCAGCCTCCGCAGCAGACCGTGGCAGAGGAAGTTATGGGCGCTCCGCAGCCTCCTCAACAGGCGCCACAGCAAATGCCACAGGCAGCAGGCGTGGCTGGGCTGCCTTCTAATCTTCCTCCGCAGATGGCAGGCGGCGGGATAGTTGCGTTTGCAGATGGCGGGGATATAGACGATTACGCTGACGGCGGCGTAGTGCGGTTTGATAAGGGTGGGGCAACAAGATACGATAAATTGTCTACTCCGTATGATGAGTTAATTAATAAAGCTGCAAGAGAATATGGAATTGATCCAGTTGTATATAAACGATTGCTTGGTACTGAATCAAACTTCAAAACCGATGTGCCATCGTATCGTGGACCAGAATATGGGTATGGGATTGCACAGATTGCAGATATTCATGGATTAACTCGTGAGCAACGCGCCGATCCAACTGTGGCAATTCCGGCAGGAGCAAGAATTTTTAAGGGCTTTTTAGACAAGGCTGGTGGAGACTACGAAAAAGCTTTACAAATGTACAAAGGCGCCGTTTCTCCTGGTGGCAAGTCAAGGATGAAAAGCGTAATTGAAAGTATTTTAGAGGGCGTTACCGGTACCTCTGAAGCGCGCGCAGCAGAGCCAGCCCGTGCAGAGCCAAGTAAATCAAGAACATCGAGCTTGCCAAATGAGCCTGTATACACGTCGGAAGGTGTGCTGTTATATGGTGAAGAACCAACTGAGCCGGCAGTACGTCGCACTTTACCGGGGCAGACTTATGAGCCTAGTCTGATCCGAGACATCTTAGAGGGTAGGCCTAACGTACGGATTGCTCCGCCCAAGAAAGAACCAAAACCTGAAACCGCTCCTGCGCCTGTTCCTGCGCCTGCGCCTAAAGCAGCAGAGAAGGCTGAGCCAACAGTAGAGAAGAAGGCTGAGATGGGTCCAGCGCGTCCGTCCGCAGAGCAGCGTTTAGAAAGTCAGCTAGCAGGCTTGTCTGGTAAAGCTGGTAAAGAACTTACGGCAGATGAAGTAATAAGCGAGCAAGACAGAATGTTTGAGCGGCTGGGGGTCAATAAAGACTTCTTTACCAATCTTCGCAAAGATTACGAATCTACCCGTGGCAAGTTTCAAGACCGTGCGGACAAGGCTGCCGGCCATGCGCTGATGATGTTTGGCGCTGGCTTAATGGGCGCTCGGCGTGGCGAGGAGTTTGCAACTGCAAGTAAAGCAGCGCAGCAATCTCTGATGATGTACATGTCATCTATGGATAAGATCTCTGATCAGGAAGAGAAGTTGAACAAAGACCTGCGTGATCTGGCTATATCTGAAGAGAACTATAAGCGTAGTCGTGCAACGTCTGCGCTAGAGGCTGTTCAAAAGAATAGAGAGAAGGTTGCGGACAGACAGGTGCAAATTGCCGAACTGGAAAACAGAGGTCTTGTTGCATTAACAAATGCCGCTGTAGAAAGATACAAAACAGAAAATCCAGCCAAGTACATGGAGGCCAAAAGGATTGCAGAAGATACCGGTAAGCCCATTGAAGAAGTTATTAGGATGTTTACTTCTGGTGGCGCTGGATCTGCTGGATCTCTGGCAGACAAAGCCTATGACAATGTAATGAAGAGAGCGCAAGTTGATTTGTCATTCCAAATGCAAATAAATCGAGATCCTCAAGCATTGCAGGCTGCGATTGACGCAGAAACTAGACGGCTGCAAGGAGGCGGGGCAGCGCAAGGCGGTGGAGCCGGGGGCGGTGGTGGTAAAGTAGACACCAGTAATCCACTTTTGCGTCAGTGAGGCTTAAATGCCATCTCTGCTTGAGATCCTTAATGATCCTAATTACACCGGTGCAAATCTAGCTACCAAGCAGGCGATCTTTGATCGATGGTCTGCTATGGATGACAATTACACTGGAGCAAATGAGGCAACCAAACAGGCTATTAGAGCGAGATTTGGTTTAGGCGTCGCAGCACCAGTAGAAGATAGGTCAAAAGAACGCACCTTTGGGGAGGCGGCTACTGACATCTATGCAGGATTGAAAGGTGGGTTTGGATCACTACTCCAACTGCCATCTCAGCTTGCGGGCGTAGTCGGCGGTGAGTATGAGAAGCCGGGCGAAGAGACTGGCCTAGCAGCTGTCGGCAAAGAACTCCGCACAGAAGCAGAGGCTATGAAGTCTCCGGGACTAAAAGCCCGCGAGGCTGCCCGTGCGGCCAAGGTTGCAGAGGCAGAGAAGAAGGGGCAGCTGGATGCTTTTTTCACCGCATTCTCTGAAACCCTTAGAGATCCTGCCCTGCTGACAAGCTTCCTAGCAGAGCAAGCGCCACAGCTGCTCCCATCTTTGGGTGCTGCCCGACTGGTTGCCCCGCTGGCTGGTACAACGGCTGCGGTCAGGGCTGCTGTGGGTACGGGCGCAGTCCAGCAAGGCGCGGATATCGCGGCAGGCACGTACGAGCAGGTCTATAAAGAACTCATCAAGCAGGGCGTATCCGAGACAGAAGCGGCTGGTCAGGCGCTAGGATTGGCACGTCTGAATGGTGTTGGAGCCACGGGATTATCGATACTTTCGCAGCGACTGCCAGGTGCAAGAGCGCTGGAAGAAGCATTTGCCGGTAAGAAAGGTGAGCTTGGCCGCATCCTTGGCGGTGTTAAAGGCGCGGCTGGTGAGGCGGTCAGTGAGGTGGCAGAAGAGACGCCGGCCAGATTCCTCCAGAACCTTGCTATGGCGCAGGTAGCGCCGGAGACATCTCTGACAGCAGGGCTGGGAGAAACAGCTGCTATGGCCGCTCTAGGCGGTGCTGGACTAGGCGGTGCAGCAGGTCTGCTACAGCGTCAGGCGCCCAGAGAAGCAGCGCCTCCAGCAACCACCATCCCATCACAGTTTGCGCCAACACCAGAACCAGAGCCAGAGCCGGAACCACCAAGGATACAGTTGCCGCCTGAGCCGCCGATAGAACCTGGCTTGCCTCCAGAAGTGGAGCCGCCCGCCCCGCCAGTGGAAACATTACCACCTGAAGGACCGCCCCCGCCGCCTGCGCCAACATTTGCGCCGCCGTCAGACGAAACAGTTGAGGCGATGCGTAACTACTGGCAGGGTAGGCCAGAAGACTTTGGCTTATCGTTTGGCGCTATTCAGAACCGCGATCGTTCTAAGCCGGCATCTATTCAGCAGATGACCAGCATTGCCGCTGAGCCGGACTACAACCGTCTGTCCGTGTCCAAAGACTTTGGCGCCGGCGCGCCTGTGGTAATCAGCGATGTTGAGTTGACCCCAGCGCGACTTGGGCGAATTGATACCGTATCCGCATCTGATGGCACAAAGATACCGGTGCAGTACGCTGTCATAGATGCTGGGTTTATTACACCTAGCAACCGTGCAGACGGCACAATTATTGAGCAGTACGCAGATCCTAACTTTCAAGGCGTTCGCCCGGTTGCCGGAAATGGTCGGATTGCTGGATTGCAACGGGCTTTTCAAGAAGGAACTACTCAGGACTATGTGCAAAGCTTGATTAATGACCCAAGTCACGGCGTTGACCCTGAAGTAATTCGATCTATAGCGCAACCTGTACTTGTCCGGTTGATGCCCAAGTCTGCGCTTACCCCCGATATTGCTGACAAGAGCAACGTCGGCGGCCAGCTTGGCATGTCGCCTACAGAGCAGGCCAAGATTGATATGGGCAGGTTTGATCTGCAAGGCATAGAGTTTCTTGCGGACGGCACTCCTAACCTGAAATCGCTCCGGCAATTTGTTGCCGCTATGCCGCAGGAAGAACAAGCCAACCTGCTGAACAAACAGGGGCAGCCCAATCCTCTGGCAAAGATTCGTCTAGCAAATGCGCTGTTTGCCCGTGCGTATGAGAACGATGCGCTGATTGATCTATACGCAGAAGCCACAGATCCAGAGGCCCAACAGATCCTGCGCGGCATGGCTATCGCTGCACCTGCCATGTCTAATCTATCTGGCGCTGGCAACTATGACATCCGTCAGTATGTATCCAAGGCTGCTGAGTTGGCGGTAAATGCGCGTCGCCAAAACATGGATCTGGCTGCTTATGCAGATCAGGGTGACATCGAGATGGATCCGCTGACCCGCGAGGTTGTCAGCATGTTTGCCGCCAACAAGAATGCACCCCGTCGAGTCGGTGATGCGTTGGCTAGTCTAGCGGCTGAAGCACAAAAAGCGTATGAGGAAACACAGGGGGGTCCAGATCTATTTGGTAATGAGCCGGTCGGGCGCCCGCTAGAAGACATATTCCAAGTCTTGCGTGGTGAGCCAACTGTTACCACGCCTATAGTGGAAGAGGTAAAACCTGAGCGTGTTGAATTTGTTATTGACAAAAATCCAGCCGAAATTGCTAAAGAGATTAAAGGCAAAAATGTACCGTGGATAGCGCAATGGCTGGTGGATAACGCGCCCAATAGCGCTGCCAAAGCTATTGCAGAAAAGATAGTTGATCGGATTACTGACTACGACAAGCGTGGTGTGCCGATGACTGTAGTCATTCGCAACGGTGCGAATCGCCCACGCGGAGCCTATGGCAGCTCTAAGATTTCATGGGGATCTGAAGGAATTAAATTCAGAGTTACCTTTAATGGAGTTGATGCAAAAGGTAAGGCTGACAGGCTAACCGGAACTACTTATGAAACCATCATGCACGAGTTGTTGCATGTGGCTACACAACCGCAGTTATATTTGTTACCAGAGTCTGCGCCTGAAGTAAAAGAACTCCAACGGTTACTTGATCTTGTAAACAAAAAAATAGTAGCTGATATTGCCGCAAACGTAGACCATCCTTTCATCAGGATGATGCAAAGGCAGAAGGCTGCGTCCCCTAAAGCATGGAAAAAGTTTGGCCCCATGAAAAACGTCCACGAGATTTTGACGTGGGGCTTAACAGATCCTGAGTATCAAAGTTACATATCACAAATTCAAGTTACGCCACAGCAAAGCGCATTTACAAAATTTGTAGATGTGCTGCGTAAGCTATTGGGGCTGGATCCAAAATATCAGACCGCGCTAGAACAAGTGGCTATGGTGGCGGAAGAACTTATTTCTGAGCCGGGCGTAAACGTTGCCGCTGTTGCAGAACGAGCAGGCACATTCTTGGGAACAAGAGTTGGACCGCAGCAAAAAGGTGCGCCATCCGAAACAATCAGAGAAGAGTTTATTGAAGTCCCAGAGTTCATTAGCAAAGGTGCTAAGAAACTTGGAGAGATCGGTAAGAAGCCTGGCATCACGCCAGACCAAGGATTCGCGCACGTTGATCCAGAAGTATTGAAGAAGCTTGGTCCAATCTTTGCCCCTGAAGGCAAGACCTTTGCTGACAAGATGGATACGTACAAAGACCGTACGTTCCAGCGGTTGGCGCAGGGTATCGCAGACCAGTACCGCACTATCAAGGACTACAGCCCGCTGGCTTATATCAAAGCCCGGATGTCCAAAACTGTTGACGGCGCGCTAGAAGGTCTGACCTTCTATGGGCAGGTCAAGCTAACAGACGGTGCGCTGGATATCAAACAAGGCACGGATGGTTTGGTCAAAGTGCTTGAGCCAATTGGTAACGAGGTCAACAGCTTCCTAATCTGGCGGGCGCTAAGCCGCGACTTCAACATTGTTGAGAAGTCTAAGCGGACGCAAGAAGAAATAGAAGGAATTGAGGACAAGATCCAACAACTATTGGCATCAAAGAATGTAGCCAACAGAGGGTTTGAAAAAGAACTCAACAGAATTATTAAAGATCAAACTCTTTCTGACAAAGAAAAGCGCGATGCCATTTCAAAAATTAAAAAAGAAACGGACAAGTACAAGAAAGAAATTGATCAGCAGGTTTCTGTTGAGCGAGCAACTATTGCAAAACTCAAAGAGACTATAAAGCTTCCATCCATTTCTCCTGAAGTGGTGGCGCAGCGTAACGAGTTGGCGGTCGGCAAGATCGGTAATGAATCTAGGCTTGAGGTGTACAACCGCGTCAGCCGCGAGTTGAACAAGTTGAACAAGTCTGTGCTGGATATCGCTCTGGAAAAGGGGCAGATAGACCGCCGTTCATACGAAACATTCTTGCAGGACATTTACTACATCCCGTTCTACAAAATGGTGGAGGATGGCCAGGTAGCAGATATCCGCACGGCATCTGGGCTGGCCAATCAGTATTTCTCCAAGGCGCTGAAAGGTGGCGAGAAACCTTTTGGCGATCTGATGGAGAACCTGCTGCGCAACTGGAACCATATCTTGTCTGCGTCTATGAAGAACGACGCGGCAGTGGAAACATTGAAGGCAGCTACAGAAGCAGGTGCTGCCTATCCCAATCTTAAAGTTCAGTATGACTGGCGTGATGGCAAGGTCTACAAGGGTGAGGCACTGCTAGAACCGCAGGTTATTGACGGCGTTCAGTACAAGGCTGGTGAGTTGCGGCCTGGCATCTTCTCTTCTGACGGCAAGGGGTTGGTCAAGGTCATGATGAATGGCTACCCCGCCTACTATGAGGTAGTAGATCCGCTGCTGGTGGAATCCATCATGTCGATTGGATACATGGGGCCGAAGTCCAAGTTCCTAGACATGGCGCGAGACTTCAAGAACATCTTGCAGTATGGCGTGACACTCAGCCCTGCGTTCAAGGTGCGTAACCTTGTACGGGATTCGTGGCAGTCGGCAGCGGTGTCTCAGCTTGGATTAAACATTGGCAAGAACGTGACGGAAGGCTTGGCTGCTAGTAAGAAGGGCAATCCTGATTACATCTCTGCACTGGCGGGCGGCGCGATCTTCAACTTTGGTTCCTATATGGAAGGGGATCAGGCTAGACAGGTAAAGCGCTTGATTAAGCAGGGCGTTAATCCTGACAACATCCTCAATACAGAAGATAAGATTAAGAATGGCCTGAAGAAGATGTATGACGCCTACCAAGAGTTAGGCAACCGTTCGGAAGCAGCCAACCGTATGGCGCTGTACAAGCAGCTGCGGGCTAAAGGTCTAAGCCATCTGGAGGCATCCTTTCAAGCGCGTGATCTGCTGGACTTCTCTATGCAGGGCGCGTGGCCGGCAGTGCGTTTGGTAACGCAGGTCATCCCGTTCCTGAATGCGCGTATCCAAGGTCTGTACAAGCTTGGCCGTGACGGCATCATTCCTACCAGCCGGGTGCTGTATAACTCTGTCACTGGCAAGCCATTAGATCTGACTGACAAGCAGAAAGCTCAACAGTTTTCTATTGTTACCGGCGCTACTGTATTAGCGTCCTTAATGCTGTACATGGCATTCAAGGATGATGACGAGTTCAAGAAGCGTGAGCAGTGGGACCGTGACAACTTCTGGTGGTTCCGCCTGCCAGGTATGGAAGCAGCCATTCGTATTCCTAAGCCATTTGAGATTGGTGCTATGGGTACGTTTGCTGAGCGTATCGCTGAGCAGATGTTTGATGAAGGCGCAGAGGGTCGTGTGTTCGAGCAGAGCATGAAGCGTATGCTGACTGACACGTTCGCCATCAACCCAATCCCGCAGATGATCAAACCACTGGTGGATCTGTACGCCAACAAGGACAGCTTCACAGGTGCGCCGATCGAGACTGCCGGCATGGAGCGTCTGTCGAAAGCAGAGCGCGTGGCTATCAACACCAGCCCGCTGGCAAAGGCACTCAGTCAAGTAGCTAACGTCTTCCTACCAGAAGCAACAGAGGTTTCTCCCGTACAGACAGACTACGCTATCAAGGCTTATCTGGGCTGGATGGGTGCAACCATCTCTGCTACGTCGCACTACGCGGTGATGCCGTTCTCGAAGAGCGCCTATCCTGACCACAACTGGACAGATACCATGTCGCTGGGATTCGTGCGGACGCTGCCGGCCAACCAGTCTGGATATGTGACCAGCTTCTACGAGAACATGAAGACTATCGAGCAGGCGTACGCTGACATGCGTCACTACGCCGAGCTAGGTCAGGCAGACAAGGTGCAGGAGATCCTGGAAGAGAAGGGTGACAAGATCCAGCTGGCCAAGTTCTATGACAAGACCAGCAAGGATATGGCAAAGGTACGGCAGGCCATCCAAGTTATCCAGCGGGATGAGACTATGGACGGCGCGCAGAAGCGGGAAGAGATTGACCGCTTGAAGCAGCTGATCGGGATGCTGGCCAAGCAAGCAGAGGATGTACGGAAGTCACTCCGCCAGTGATTTCTGGTGGCGCTCAATAGTCATGGCCATAAGATCCCACTCTTCGAGTCTGTACCGTGTATAAAAGCCTCTGCTTCCTAGTCCGTGGTAGCCAGACTTTCCAACATGGTGTTCAGGACAAAGAGGGATTACCAGCCAGTCAGACGCCCGCTGCGCCCCGCCTACAGCGTCACGAGGATGATGCAAGACAGCGGGGGTATAGCCGTTCCCGAGATGGTGACAAAGCACACAACCAAGCCCGGCTACTTCGTCCATATACTGCTTAACTGGTTTCATTTTCTGGGTTTATATATCGTTGCCAGACATGGCGTTCAATTTCTATAGAGAAAAACCGTTCCGCGCAGGACAAACATTCTCGCCTGCGTTCCATGTAATAGAAATTAAAATTTTTGTCATAGAACTGTCT